CCGACGATACTACAATAGATTATAAACAAGAAGCAGTGTATGCCATGAGCCTTGCCATGGAAATTAATGGACATGATTTTTTTCAGGCCATTCAATGGATGAAAACCTTCACCACGCACAGCGATAAGAATAGTTTTGTACACAGGTCCATCAAGCAATGTCCATCTCTGTCCAAGTATAATCCGAGACGTTTGATGAAACTGTTAGAGGAAAATAAGATAGAAAAGATCGAAAACGAAGAGACGCGTGTTGCGCTAAAGCGTTATAGTATTGCTCGAATGACAAAATTAATCCGTGCCGGTTCTAAAATTATACATGGTACCATATGAATCAGATAAAGATTGATTGCCCGGCGTGTTCAGCCCGAGGAAAAATAAAGGCCATTAACTCGAAGTGCCCTTATTGTAATGGTAAAAAGCACGTGAAGTTAACCTATCATCTAAAGAAGATAGGACATTTACAAGAACTTAGAAACGTCGAAGATTTCCAACGACGTTCTGAAGCCAATATAGCAAAATGAAAATTATTCCTGATCAGGAAGTACAGGAAAAAATCGATGCACTGGACGAACTACGACAAACTATAGCAGGGTCGGCTGCTACAGGATTGGCTGAAATATATGCACGTCTAGAAGAGTTATATCCAATTCCGGAGACTGTACAAGATGGACATAGTAATAAAGATTTTAGAAAATCCGATGAACAGAAAGAAGGAGACAATACAGGAAGCAATACGACAAGCGCTTCTTAGTCTTGATCTTCCTCATACAATAGATGTCGACGAATCAACTAGAGACGCGGGTTCGGAAGACGAATCTGCGGTATCGTAAGGAACGTAAAGCTTTAATACAAAAGCTTGAAGTTCCCATACGAATGACTCAACAAGGTATGGTAGCTACGCTCAGTACCATTGACTTTTACGGAGTTTTTTCGTATGATAAAGGTAGAAAAAAGATTGGAAAGGCAATTGCTTTCGACGCTAAAGAGTGTGAAAGCACTACTTCCTTCCCCTTGAAAAATATCCACCAGCATCAGCTGGAGTATTTAAAACTATGGATTGAACTTGGAGGGGAAGGATTCTTCTTTATACACTTCAAAAAAATTCATCCGGATAAAGCATATGTTACTCCTATAGAATTAGTCACCAAATATTGGGATGATTCTACGGGTCGTAAGAGTATTCCTTATTCTGAATTTAAAGAAGAGTGGCTTGCACCAATCGATGACTATTTAGACTATTTTAATGCAAAACCTATTAAACAAACACGTACAGCTGGTAATCCCAAACTCCCAACTGAATAATAGTGGTGGGATATTACAATTATCTGAAGCTGGAGACGACTTTATAAAATTGATACCTTGGGATGCTGCTTATCAACAATCACATAAACCATGGGTTGGTGTGGCTGGAGAGGTACACATACGCAGACAAGATATACGCGGTATCATAGACATAGATACTATCAATGGCAAAGCAATCGAAGACCTCAGCAAAACTATCGAAGGAACAGGAACAAACCCTTCTCAATTCGCTGACAATATTAGTTAAAAAACTTTCGCCGGAAGCACAGCTTCCAACAAAGGAACAACGGGATATACCAGACGCTGGATGGGACCTCTATTCAAATGAAACAGTAAGGGTCCCTGGACTAGGAAAGATGGCCGTTAAAACCGGTATTGCTCTAGCCATTCCAAAAGGTTGGTACGGAAATATTCGCAACCGAAGTGGAAATGCAGTTCGCACACCTTTTATGGTTGATGCTGGTATTATAGATCCCGGATACCGTGGGGAGATCAAGGTCGTACTTGTTAATCATAGTGAGTACCCACAAGATCTTCTCAAGGGAGACAAAATAGCCCAAATACTTTTTGGGAAGATTCCTGAAGTAACGCTTGAAGTAGTTGAAGAGTTACCCACCAGTGATCGTGGAGAACAAGGATTTGGGAGTACTGGAACTTGATCGATTTCAAGGAAGAGCTATCTCGTTTTATTTTTACGAGTAAATACGCTCGATTTGACGAGGGACATAAACGCCGGGAGACTTGGGAAGAAGCTGTTTCCCGGCTTGAGTCCATGCATATGAAGAAATTTGCACGGCTCAAAGATACAGAGAAGAAAGAATTAGCAGAAGCATTTGATTTTGTCAGGGAGCGCAAAATAGTACCATCAATGAGATCGCTTCAATTTGGGGGCAAGGCTATTGAGGCTCATGAGGCAAGAGTATATAACTGTGCTGTAAAACATGTAGACTCCCTTCGGGCGTTCTCTGAAATTTTTTATATGTTATTATGTGGTAATGGAGTGGGCATTGGTGTATCAAAGAAATATCTTAGACGTCTTCCGAACCTGGTTGACGCAAATGATAAAACGGGAATTGTTCTTGCGTATGCCGTTGAAGATACTATCGAAGGATGGGCAGATTCCGTCGAAGCTCTCCTTAGCTGTTATTTTAGAAACACGCCATATACCGGACGCAAAATTGTATTCGATTATTCAAAGATTAGAAAGAAGGGTGCCCCTCTCAAGACCGGAGGAGGAAAAGCTCCTGGATATCGTGGATTAAAAAATGCTCACAGTAAGATAAAAGCTCTTCTTGATAATATCATTGAAGAAGGAAATCAACACGAATTACATCCCATCAATGCCTATGATATTATGATGCATTGTGCAGATGCTGTTCTATCTGGGGGTATTCGCAGATCTGCTACATCGATTATATTTGATCCCGATGATCACGATATGATTAATTCCAAGACCATGTTCTCCGTAAAGAAAAAGAAACAATTTGAACAGGACAAGGATACTGGAAAATATGAGGGATTTGTAATGGTAGATGATCCCGCATATCCCAAAAAAGATTATATCAAAGTTGAGATCGAAGAGTGGGAATACAATAAAATCAAAGATGAAAAGAAAATTAGTTGGTTTGCAGTATACCCGCATCGTGCCAGGAGTAACAATAGCGTACTGCTCCTTCGTGATCATGTTACTTTTGAAGAATTCGAAAAGATCTTCGAGCGAACGAAACAGTTTGGTGAGCCCGGGTTCGTGTTTGCTAATGATCCTGATACTCTATATAATCCGTGTTTTGAAATTGGCTTTATCCCCGTCACGGACGATGGTGTTACAGGAGTTCAGTTCTGCAATCTTACTTCTATTAACGGGGCACAGGTTAAAACCGAAGACGATTACTATCGAGCTGCTAAAGCGGCGGCCATTATAGGAACTCTTCAGGCAGCGTATACACATTTTCCATATCTATCAAATTCATCTAAATGGTTAACGGAAGAAGAGGCCCTGCTTGGAGTATCTATAACAGGTATGATGGATAATCCTGAGGTTCTATTAAACCCTGAATTTCAAGTAAAAGCGGCACAGGCTGTTATTGAAACGAATAAGCGATGGGCCAAGATTCTTGGAACAAACCCAGCTGCTAGAACTACTTGTATAAAACCAGAAGGAACGTCTAGTCTCGTCTTAGGGTCTGCTTCTGGTATTCACCCTCATCATGCACGCCGTTATTTTCGCCGTGTTCAGGTGAATAAAATGGATCCAGTTTATAAACATTTCAAAAAAGTAAATCCCCATATGTGTGAGGAAAGTGTTTGGAGCGCCAATGGGACAGATGATGTCATAACATTTCCCGTAGAAGTACCGGAAACAGCTATGGTAAAAGATGACCTTGGGGCCTTTAAACATCTTGAGATAATTAAGAGTACACAAACACATTGGGTCTTAAGCGGAACAAGTGACGTTAATAAAAAAGATGTCTCTCATAATGTATCCTGTACAGTTATTGTAGATGAGAGCGAATGGAAAGACGTTGTTAAACATTTATTCGACAATAGATCTTTCTTTTCGGCCGTCTCCTTTTTACCCAAAACTGGTGATAAGGACTTCAAACAAGCTCCGCTAGAAGCTATCACAACTCCACAAGACGAAGAATTATGGAATAAGATAGTAAAGGATTTTAATCCGGTGAACTATACACAACTTATTGAAGAGGAAGATCATACAGCTCTTCAACAAGAATTAGTATGCGCCGGAGGTCAATGCGAACTTCCAATATTAAGTAATTAGGCACACAACCATGAGATTCGAATGTAAACGCTCAGACGCCGCGACGAAATGGTATGACATCAATCTCATGCCATTGGCCGGAGATAATTTTGCCGTTATCGTTACCTATGGAGTAAAAGGTCCAAATGGGGATGACGCTATTCTTCAGCCAGCAACGGGCGTCTTCGCGGGATCATATCCGGATGCTTTAGATGTCGTTAACAAAAAGATCCAGGACAGACTCAGCATTGGGTATGTTAAGATCGAACCAAAACAAAGTGAATGAACGAGCTATTTAATTTAAAGATCGGTAGTAATAAGAAGAAAGTCAAAATCATAAACATAGATGCCAAGGCTTCTATAGATGGTAATCCGAATAAGCGCTTTTATGTATACACCCAATCTGATGATGGGGCAGAATACAAGGTTAATGAAGTTTGGGTAAAGGATCACACCGGAACTCTTGCTGTCAAAGGCCTCTGGCTTAATTACGATTCCACAGGAGAAAATCTTCTTGCTACTAGCCTTCTGGCAAAATTCCTTCAATATCTGAACGTAAATAGCGTTGCAGAAGTGATAGGAAAAGAAGTAACGTTACAACCAAAGCCAAATGGATTTATGGCAATCGTCGCTTACGACGAGAACACACCGTAAGCTGGTGGAGATGCGGGGGCTTGAAAAAGCCCCTAGAATTTGTTATCATAAATTGGGCCTGACTTGGATTCGACGGTTGTATGATGAGGGGAGTCGGCATGCAGTGGCGATGGACCACTTAAATACTGTCAAAAACATAAGTGCGAAGAACAACAGCACATTCGCAGACATCTTCACCTTCGGCAAAGCCCTTGGGCAGAAGAACGTTGTACCCGCTTTCGCTACGGCTTAAGCAGGACACGGTCTGAACATAGACACGAACATAGTCATACTGTCTGTGTAAGTTGGGACTAGGACATCCAGGAAAGACTGGATAGTTGTAAGAACATACATGATTAGCCTAGAAGTTCTTATGATGAAGAGCTCGTATCTGGAATCAAAGCATGCTAATTCGACAAACTAGGTCGACGATCGGACGGGGTTTCGATACCCCCAGGTCCACCAAAGGAAGCTCGGGATACTCCCGGGCTTTCTTTTTTTATGGCCCGGAGAATAGAAATGAAAATTAGTCAAACGAAAAGAGGTGTTGCTCTTATTGAGGCCACCTTATATAAAAGACAACCCTGGTTTGCTGCAGGAGTCGTTACGAAAAACGGAATTTTGCTCAAGAAGGGTACCACACAATTCCTTGACAACTTAGTTATTATAGATTTCCAAACGAATACTATTAAGATTGATGGTCATCGCCAGAGAATGAGAAGGGAAACTTCTGCCGATCTGATGAACATCGTAAGATTAAAATTAACCAAGAAACTTAAGAATGTACAGAGCTCTTAAACTAGAACGCCTTCTTATTTACAGTGATATTTATGGCCTGGGATTAACAGATATAGATGTGACACACCTTCAAACCGTGTTCACAGCCTATAAACAGCAGGCTACAATGGAATATATTTATCGAGCTGCAACTTCAGGGTACGATTTATTACTGAACTTTAGTCAGAATGAATCGCAGCCTTATCTGAATCTAGATTCCCACGAACGAATTTTGGATCAAATTGGATATCCTGCGATTAAGATGGACAAGATCTTTCTAAAGTTTTTACCACAGGTTACCGATTTAAAATTTCTAGAGGTAGCGGCAGATTTTATTCCTCAAACATATGAAGGCAGGGAAAGTGTCAATCTTGTTTTTAACAATATTGATGAAATAAAGAAACAAATTATTGAGCAAGAACTTCCACATTTCAAACCCGATTATTATCATCCTTTGAATGATGGGACAATAAACATGCTATACGCATGTGCAGGAAAGAAACCTCCTATTCTGAATATAAAGAAAAAGGATTACGATGATATGCCGGCATATGTAGGCCATATCGTTGCCGTTCTGCAACTTCCTGATGATACCCGCGTAGCATTCTTTGCTACAAAGAGAGCCCGGTCAAGTTATTATAGCCAGGGATACGATATGAACCTTCATTATTATATAGTGAAGGTGGGCGATCCTGCCTATAACTGGACCGATGAAGACCGCTATTTTTCTCATATAGATAGTGATACGGATATACCCCGTGTATTCTATATTGATGCAAATCCAATCCTTCCAAAGGATAAGGATGTCATTGATAACTATCGTAGGGGTCAGGGCGTACTCACCGTCGATAATACAACGTTGGATACTCTCGTAAAACGTTGGATGAGAAAACAACAGGATATCGCCAATGAGCAAGCAGCGGTAAAAGCTCTTGAAAAGAAGATCAAGGATAAGATCGAAGAGCTCACCACTGGAGGACAGTTTGCTTACAATGATGTGACCTTCAGAAAAAATGAGTTTGAATACGAGGGCCAGGTCCTTTCCTGTAATGCTATTGAAACGAAGGATATTCTGTCTAAGTTTGCCGGCCAATATTCTGAAGACCATTTAAACTTCGACAGAATTCTGGACGTTTGGATGGGCGAGATATATAAAGCAGCTACAAAATCTCCAACCCCACTGATTGCACATATAGGGGATGTAGAGGTAAAGCTGGAACATATTGCACGGAAAGCAAAAGACGGTATCGTTACGCATGTATATCGAGTCAATGATTTCCGAGTGAACAAGGATGAGGTACAACAGGTCATCGGAAGAGCTATCTGTTTCCCAGATACAGCTACTTTCGAAGAATTCTGTGATACCGTATCCTCCTGTTCATTGAAGTACCATAAATATCTTGCAGGTGGGATTAACGTCAATGTCCACGATGAAATCTTCAATCAAAGAATGGAGTTCAAAATCAGTCTGGAAAGACAGAAGAATAAGAACTACATTGCCTTCAATGGGAAGACTTTCAAAGTAGGCGACACCAACAAGCTGCTCACCATACTGAACGCAAAAGGAATGTCTCGAGTTATTGATATTCTTCTTGATGAAAAGGTAGCGGGAATGGGTGGAGACGATATCAAACAACTGATGACTACAGGTCGCCAGGCACTCATGGACCAGCGTCAGAGAGAAGAGGAACTTCTCAAGAGTACAATGCATATGTTTGGTATCGAACGTGTTGAAGATTTCAAAGCTCAAAACGGTAAGCTATTGAGTGGTTATTTGATTAAGGGCGGTCTTAGAAACTACGTGGTTGAAGAAGATAAACTCCTTGTTTATGAATACCCAAGCGGACGTTATATCTGCATGGTTGATAAAGGACAAAACGAGCATACCAACACAGCTCGTCTCGTCAATCGATTCTTCGCTCTTTCTAATGACTCCAGGCTTGCCAAGGAGATTAGTACATTATGAGTGATGCTTTAGTGAAATTTAAGATTCTTGACGCAACCGGTTTCTCCACACACGAGAAGCCGGCTGCCGAAGCTTTAGATTATATCAAGACATACATCCAACAAAAAGGCGGATGGTTTTACCTTGATAAGGTTCTTGCCAATATTGAACACACCACCCCAGAAGATCTGCAGAATGCCTCAATCATCACGATTACAAATGTGATTATTGGTGGTTCTGATGATACACTTATTAGGCTTTCCTGAAGAGCTACAACTTAAATTTCGGAAAGAGGCTAATGGGAGTGGTGGAGATGAAGTGTGTGCGGTATTGGTAGGCACTTCCGAAAATTTAAGCGGTACAGTAGATGAACTTAGAATGATTAAGAATATTGCTCCCGATAAAGCTGCGGGATTCATTATGGATCCTGTAGACTTCCTTAACTCGGTAGAGGATACGCGTCTGTTTAGTGAGAAGGGGCCCAAGGATTATATTGGTATTATCCACTCTCATTATTATGACAGACCATATCCCTCAATCGCGGATTGGAATGGAGCGGCTAGCGGTCTGTATCATGGAGCATATCTTATCTACAGCGTGCTTCACGAACAGCTTTTAGGCTTCTACTGGAACGGAAACGAATTCAGGAAATTGGAGTTAATGCTTTGAGAAATAATCTAAGAGTTATAGTCGTAGGAGCCGGGGGCAACGGTTCCTGGTTCCTACGTCATATTCACAGACTAATACAAAAGAGTCAAATACCCGATGGAATATCCTTCACGGTCTTCGATGGCGATGATGTTGAGAAAAAGAATACGCTTTATCAAGACTACGAGACGAAAGACATTCTGGAGAAGAAATCCAAAGTCATGGCTGACCGCTATGACTTTCAGGCTAAAACTCGATATGTCAAGGATGTTAAAGACCTGGAGGGCTTTGACGTTATTATTTGTTGTGTAGATAACAGAGACTTCAGGGAAATGATGTTTCGCCATGTAGATAAGCACGACGAAAAGTACTGGATCGACGTTCGTGCCGAAGGGCAAGGCGTTGTCATCTATACAAAAAACAAAAAGAATACACTCGAGGCCATGTTGAAAACCCTTCCCGACAAGAACTCAAAGGGTACTTCATGCCAGAGAGAATACGAACTTACGGCGGGAATCATCCAGCTGGGGAATCAGATAGCGGCGATTATCACCGCTCAGTATTTCCTGAACTTCGTACGCGAAGAGGAGAATCCTCCCGTGTTTAACAATATGTTCTAGTGGGGAGTAGTCGGGCTTCCCACTTTTTTATTTTTTTATGGGTACACTATGAAACTATATCAAAAGTCACGAACCGGAAAAACCAAGTTCCTTGACATTCATACAGACGGCTCCAAGCTGGTAACTGAATGGGGTACTCTGGGTGGAAAGATCCAGAAGACCATAAAAGTTTGTAAGCCAATGAATGAGGGAAAAGCCAACGAAAAGACTGCCGCTGAACAAGCAAAAGCAGAGATGGAGTCCAAGATTACACTAAAGAAAAAGGAGGGCTATTCCGAAGATGTACCCACCGGGAAAACGGTCATATCAAAAATCGACCTTGACGACATTCCTTCAGAATTTTGTCCAGTTAAGCCCATCTCCGAATGCCCAGCCTCCATCCTTGAGAGCACTTCCACAATCGCCCAGCGAAAGCATAATGGTCATTGTGTGTTCCTTGTTAAGGGTAGCCGGAAGGAAAAAGTGTACTCCCGACGAATGGAAGACCTTACTGAAACATGCTCGGGATTACCATTCATCAAAGAACAGCTGGCCTTTATTAATGCGGGCGATTTTATTCTCACCGAGATTGTTTTTCATCATACGAAACTTGACAGAGAAATCCCTCGTTTCGTTGCTCAGGTTATTAGGAATGAGGATCCCGACGAGGCTTCCAAGCGTTATACCGAACTCTCCAAAGAGGGCACATTTTCGTGTAAGCCCTTCGACATCCTCTTCTTCAAAAATCAATTCGTTGGGGATAAAAAGTATACAGATAGATGGTCAATTCTGAAGTCGATGAAGTTGAATGGTGTAGTAGATTTCCTTCAATGGTTTGGCCCCACCAGTTCGATGGTAGAGGCTGCGAGAAAAGCAGGTTGGGAAGGATTTGTCCTTCGCCACCCAGAAAAATCCCAGATCTCTTATTCTATGGATGGTAAGGCCCATCGACAAGGATCCTACAAATTCAAGTTCACTCAAACCGGCGATTTTGTTGTGGATGAGGCACTTAAAGGAAAAAGTGGAAAGCACTCGACTTTCTTCTCAAAATTTCATATAATAGAATACGGTCCAAATACGCCCGGTTTACCAACCGGTCCTCATGTGATCGATAGGGGATATGTCGGCCCTGGTACATTAGATCATGACCAGCTTAAACAACTGACCAAAGAAATAACCACCCAGAAGCGGAAGATCCCCTTTGTCGTTGAAGTAGAGTACCAGTCCGTTCACGATGACACCGGGAAGCTGGAATTTGGTATTATACAAAGAATACGGGAAGATAAAAAGCCCGAGGAATGTGTAGCTGAAGAATGATAATCATAGACTTAAAATTCGAAGATTTGAAACGTTCTCTAATGACAGGTGGTTATGCATATGAAACAACGGCTGAGCCTGGAAGTGCTCATTATATCTGGATGAATAAGATGTTTGTTCCTGGGGTAGTTACCGGGAATGATAAACTAGATATACCGGTGGATACAAATGTGCCGAACCTCTTTTTCTTACTGGAAGCTGCAGATAAGTTAAAGATGGAACCAACTGTTTATAGAGTCAAATCTGCTGCGTTTACGGGGCTTGGAGTAGCGTTTCATAATTGTCCGAGGGGAGAGTAGGTTATGGGTCTTGCAGAAACTATAGTATTGTATTTCTTTATAGGTCTTGTGCAAGACCTTTTAATCACTTGGCATGCTATCTCTATTATTGAAAGAAGGCCGATCCTAAGTGGAGCGCTAGCCGCAATTAACACCATACTAGCCGCAACCATTTGGCATTACCTTATTCCTGCAGAAGCTATGTACTTCTGGATGAACGGAATATCTTACGCAATCGGGGGAGGGCTCGGCGTAGGATTTACTATATGGTATAAGAAAAGGAAGCCTTATGTACAACAATACCTTAAAAAGGAGGGATAGTCATATCATAGGACGGAAATCATATGGACTCATAGCAGTCCTGTTGGCCATCGCTTTAGTGACTATCTATGCTATAACAGATAGTTCTGAGACGATTAGCCTTTCTCTTAGAAACGATTCAACGGTGGTACAAAATACCGTACCGCTTACTATAGAGGAAGCTAAAAGCCAATATGAAGCAAAGCACGATTTACCATCTTTGTTAGCGTATGGAAAATTACTTGAAGCAAATATGCTATCAATGGATTCTGTACGTGCTAGTCTTCAACAGGAGTTCTTTAAAGAATTAGCTAAAGAAGCAGGTGCTCGTTATAACATCAAGTGGAACATTCTCTATGGTTTGTGGATGCGTGAAAGCGCAGTAAATCCACAGGCGAAAGGAGATGGTCGCACAGATGCGAACGGTAGAATTATACCGGGATCATATCGAGCATTTGGTCTTGGGCAAATTCACTTAAGGACTGCTAAAACCCATTATGATCCGAGTATGACAGAATTGCGTCTGCTGGATCCGATTGAAAATGGGTTGGCTTCGGCCAAAGTTCTTAGGGATTATACGGATATGTTTGGAGGAAATATTAAGTATGGAATCTCCGCATATCAACAAGGTCCCGAAAACACCAAATCACAATATGCAAAGAAACAAGAACCTAAGAACATCAGCTATGTTATCGATGTCCTTCAAAACGCCGCGGAGGTACACTAATCATCATATGGACCAAGTACTAGATCAGACAGAGTTGGCGGTACTCGCCCAAAGTGGAAACGAGGCCGCCAAATCTGCTTTAGTGAAGATGAATACACGGTTCGTAGCGGGTATTGCCAGACAGTATCAAAATCAAGGTATGGACCTAGCAGATTTGATGCAAGAAGGCTATATAGGTTTGTTAAAGGCTATTGAAAAATTTGATCCAAAACTTGGTACTAAATTTTTAACCTATGCCAGTTGGTGGATAAAACAATCGATTCTTCAAAGCTTAGCGGAACATAACAGACATATACGATTACCAGCTAATCGTGTTAACATTCTTGAGCAGGTCAAGAAAACAAAATCTGAATTATCTCAAACTCTACAGCGCGAGCCTTCAGAACAAGAGATTCTACATGAAATGAATCTTGAATCAGATGAAGTATACAACCAATATAGTGTTAGCTATCATACACCTGTTCATCAAAGTAATGATAGTACGACAATATTGCTCGATACTCTTATAAACTCAGATATACCCGCTCCCGATAGTGCTCTTATGCATCAAGCCTTTAAACAGGAATTGGAGATAGTATTGGAGCAATTAGAAGAACGGGAAGTTATAATTTTAAAGATGTTATACGGAATTGATTACGAGCGCTCCTATACACTAGAAGAAGTAGGAGAACGGCTCAACCTTACGAGAGAACGTGTGCGTCAAATAAAGATGCGTGCTCTCAAAACCTTAAGAAGGCTTAACCGTAGAAAGCGTTTAGATAATCTTAAGGATTAATCTCGTCGTGTAATGAGCGACGTAAAACAACACAAACTAATGTCAACGTGGAAATTTATTGATAAACTCGGAGAAGACTACGATAAAGCTGTTAGATTTTTATCTACCTTATTGTCTATAGGTGTGGACACTGAAACAACTGGAAGTGAGCCCATAACCGATAAAGTTCTTCTGATAAGCGCCGGCAATACCGACACCCAATTTGTGTTCGATGTAGCAAAGCTTGAGAGCAACCTCGAACCCCTCCTAAATGTACTAGCCAATCCTCAGATAATTAAGATAGTACACAATGCAAAATTTGATTATAAGTTCTTCCGTAGGTCTTTTGGAATAGCACTTGAGCCAGTCTTTGATACTATGATTGCGGAGATGTTGCTATTGAAGGGAAGGAAGTTACAAGGATTTGCATTAGATGATATAGCCGATAAATACCTTGGCGTGAAGATGGATAAAGATATACGTAAGAGCTTTCTCAAAATGGTATACGGCGATTCTTTTACAGAGCCTCAGTTATACTATTCAGCCATGGACGTAGCGTATCTACACAAGCTAAGAGAAGAGCAGATGCGTTTTATACGTAAACACGGCTTAGAAAAAGTATCGGTTATTGAAATGGCTACAATACCGGCTATCGGAGATATGGAATTAGCGGGTATGTTTATAGATAAGGTTAAATGGCTGAAAGCTGAAGAGAACGCTAAGGCTGCAAAACTTACAGCTATGGAAAAACTCAACGAGTTTTTTTCTCCTATCTATGGAAAAGATATGTTTGGAAATTGTAATATAAATTACAATAGTCCCAAACAATTACTTCCGGCTATCAAATCTGTTGTAGGAAAACCCGCAGAAGGATTATCCTCAACTGCAGAAGCCGCATTAAAAGAAATTGATCATCCCGCTATTAAAGCTCTTCTAGCTTATCGTGAAAAAGAGAAGCGTATTACTACCTATGGATCAGCTTTCCTAGAATATATTAATCCCGTTACAGGTCGTATCCATTCTGACTTTAGTCAGTTATATACTGATACGGGTAGGTTCTCGAGCGCTAATCCGAATCTACAAAACATACCTAGAGAGAAAGTCTATCGAGAAGCCTTTACTTCGGGAGATCCAGACTATAGACTTATCACAGTCGATTATTCTGGAATGGAACTTCGTATTCTTGCGGATCTTTCAAAGGAACCAAAATGGATACAGGTATTCATCGATAAGGGAGATCTTCATGCTATTAATGGTTCAATTCTTTATGGAGTTCCTATTAGAAAGCCTGGTACTAACGGCCCCACTGATCCAGGCGAGAACTATCATCTACGACAGCCAGCCAAATCCCTTAATTTTGGAATCGGCTATGGTATGGGACCGAAAAAACTCGCAAGGGAAGCCAACCTTCCTTTCGATAAAGCACGTGAATTGGTCTCGGCTTTCTGGAGAAATTTCCCGAGTATCAAGAAATTTTTTGATGCTCATGTAGCTAAGTGTATGAATGATAAGTGTGTCCGTTGTCCTTATGATGGACGCTTGCGCTGGCTTGATGGCTTTGATTTGGACAATCCAAAAGAACAAGCCCGAGTTAGAAATATGTGTATGAATTTTCCTATGCAAGCCGGAAACGCCACTATCACTAAACGCGCACTCACCAGAATCCGAGAGCATCTTATGGGTAAAGATGCCCAGATTGTTGGAACAGTTCATGATGAAATAATTGTACGTACCCATAAAGATATTGCCGATGAGATCTATAAGATCGTTGTCGATGATATGATTGGTGCGGCAAAAGAATTTATGTTCAATGTACCCGTTGAAGTTGAGGGTAAGATTGATACGTGCTGGAGCAAATAAGATTACATGAAAATAATGTTTACTGGAAAGATGACGTCAGGCAAAACATCTTTAGCTAATCACCTGGTCGTTCATCGAGGTTTTACAAGAATAGCATTAGCCGATCCTATAAAAGAAATTGAAATAGAGTTAGGGAAACTGTCTCCTATAGAAATAACGAACAAACACATGGCCATTCTGGATCCAATGCAGAAGGCCATGTTTTGTAAGATATTGGAAGAAGCAGAACGGATTCCCCGAGAAACCCCAAAACCTAGAAAACGTTTACAGTTTATAGGGACGGAGGGAGCTCGTCAGAGAATATCAGATGACATATGGATTCGTTTAGGAGACTATAGAGCATCTCAACATCAAAATGTTTGTATAGACGACATTCGATTTCCAAATGAATTTGATTACTTCAGATCAAAGGATTGGATTAGTGTTGCGGTTCTAGTAAGCCTGGAAGTCCAATGGAAGAGGCTTACGACCCTCTATGGAGATATAGATCCCAGTATATTACAACACGCCTCGGAAACGGGTATCGAAGAGATCCTGGCACGGGGAGAATATGATTATTGGGTTGATACCTCGGACACTACGGTCGATGAGGCTGGGGACTACCTAATGGAGATAATGAACCTATGAGATTTTACTTAGCACATCCGTTAAAAGCTAGACATGAAATACGCACACAAGAACTCCAGTTTGAAAAAAATACTGGTATAGAACTGCTGAATCCGTTCTATGATCCAAAGGGCGAATCTCATGAAACCGAGGATATAAAATCCCTCGATAAAGCAACCAGAAACGCATGGTCTGATCAACTAGACTACCACCGAATCGTTGAAGACGACATCCACGCCATCGACAACTGTGATGGTACGGTAGGTTGGGTTGAAAAGACTGTGCACACAATTGGCACACAAATGGAGTTGTGGGATACCTATTTGAAGGGTAAGCCTGTATACATCATTACGCCCGATTGGCCTAACCATCCCTGGTTAAAGTATATAGCAGAAAAGTCACATGGGGGTATTTTCGGCTCCTTTGCTGAATTAGAGAAGCACTTTACGAAATAAAAAAAGGCCCGAGTGATAAACCCGGGCCTTCTTTTTTTACCCTAATAAGACATATTAACCCGGTGTAGGGCTTTCCATAGGTATGAATCCTGTGCAACGAATCTGCGCATTCTCCATAACAACCATGTTTTGTCCTTGTATAGCCATCGAATGGTTTTGTATAATGCAGTTTTCTGCATAATACGCTGCCACCCACTGCGATTCCGAGTCCTTAAAGAATACTGCTAGACCGGTCGGCTGGTTAAAGAAGTGAGATGCAAGGTTAAGATAGAACTTACCTTGTGTTTCTGCGCCAGCAACACCATTGACATCGAAATCTACGCCAGGTTTTCCAGCAACGTTTGTCTCGAAATCTGTAGCTTCGGCCCCACTCTTCTTTGTAAGAGCACCAAGTAGGGAATCTCCGTTGAACAGAACGCGAGAAACCTGTAATTGAATTACAGGACGTCCCGGAATAATATATGGAAGACGTGATCCGATTTCATAGAGTTGAATAACGCCCTTATTTTGTAGAATTTGGATCGTATCGCAAACACCGATAGGAGCCAAATCTAAATCTGAAGCTTGTGAATAGGTAGCAGGTCCTGCTGCAAGAAGTATAGATTCAGATGAAATATAATTCCCTCTTGGACCTGTTGAAGAACCATCCTGATTCATAGCTGTTTCGTCTACATGCGAATTTCTAAAATCCCAAACTATTGCCATGTTTCATTTCTCCTTAGAATATCAGGTCAACTTTAATATAGTTCACAGGATATTTCGGCTGAATTTCGAGGGATACTCTAACAACATCCTTCTGCACTTCATCCTGCTTAACCCCGTTCAGTTTGAACCCGTTTAGGTGTCCTTCCTTCATCAAGGTCGATCCTAGACCATTAACAATCGCCCCAACTACTGATAAGAATCCTGGAGTGATAAGTGAACGGCCAATGAACCCGACTAGGGACGAGCGGATAAACTTAGCCACGAAGTCCACAGTCTTTGTAATACTTAATTCACGCTCTTCAACGGAATTCATATTCGTTGAGAGTTGATGACGAGATGCGATCGATCCGCCAACATTTGTCATGATGTAATTTCCACCCTCAGCAATCGTATTCAGATTTGATTCACTAAAGTAATCTGTGGAGAATTTCAGAGCAAACGGACCTGCGATCGGAAGATTGGTATGTCCCTGCTCCGGCTGTTGTCCTGAGATTTGTCCTACGATTGATGCGGCCAGATAATAACCTGGTGCTGGAATTAGAGCATCAAATTTATAAGCATTCTGTGCATCTTTAAGATATGTATATACAGTTGGTGTAATGTCTGTATTTGCACTATAGTACTTTGTAGTACCATCGGTTAAAGTGATGTTCGTTGACACTGCCAGTTTTGCATAAATCGTTTCCCCTAGATTGTATGTTGCATCTAAGAAGGTTGGATTCAGTTTTTGCACTTGTACCTGGTTAACTTTGAAATAAGTAACGTCTGGACGAACATAGAATGTTCTCTTATTCATAACTGCAACTGCTGCATCACGTAACTTACGTGCGGTCGCTGCTTTATCAGCCAATGTAGAGCTGGCCACGATACCGTCTTGTGCATCATAGAACGTAATTTCAGGAGAAGCTACCACAATACGCTCATGTTTTTCAGTTGGCAATGACATGCTATTGCAGTGTGATGTATATGCCGCTATAATTGATGTATCGTTTGTATAAGGCCCGAGTGCATAAACTTCGTTATTTTCTAGAACGCCTCGTGCTAGTTGATGTTCTGAGGCGGCTGTTCCGGAACCTACTAAGCTTGCATACTCGTCAACTTTTATGCAATATCCAAATACTTGAGAAACTGTATTTGTTAAAGCGAGTGATAATGCAAATGGAAGTGGATTGTCATATACCGTTTGACCACCACCAAATATACTATCGATGTTATCTAGGGCTTCAAATGTATAGAAACCTCCTAGATCTTTACGCAGGGCGCGGTAACCAACACGAATCTGGGCACCTGTCCATGCTGTAGACGCTACACCTGATGGTACAACAAAAGATGTTCCACCATCGGAAAGCGAAGAAAGTTGATTATTATCCAGATGGAGTCTACCGGTTGTTGATCCAGTTAGTTTAACTAGATCAACATATATTGAATCCTTATCGAGATAATGATTAGACGTCAATCCTGAAATATTCACCGTTGTAGGTGCGGATGCGCTAAATGTTTGATAATATGCGTAACTACCATCACCCTCATGAGGTACAACTGTATAAGCCGGTGCTATCAACGCTGCGCCTAGGTCCGGAGCGATGAGGCTTGGTGAAAAGCTTCGTTGTACTTGGGTAATCTCTACGCCTGGTTTTACATATGCCATTTTGGAGTACTCCTATTATTGTCTTGGTAATTCTTTTTGCTTCTTCATACCAATTAAGGTTTTGGGGACATCATAAGCCAGCATCTTGCCTGTCATTATTTTCGGTGCTGCGCCCCATGCTAGTGCGGTTGTACCGCCTTTTAGTAAACGTTTACTCATACTTGCTGGCCGTCCTTGTTCGTCTGTTGCTGTTGCTGCTTCGAGCGCGCCGAAGCCAACTCCTGATGTCATCGCAGGATTGACGACTCGTCCTAAACCAGACCGTCGAAATTGATAGGATTGACCTTCAATTGTTTTATTAAACACTTTTGCTTCTTGAATATCTTGTGAGAGCATTGCTCCGATGCCCTTTGTTTTAGCTGTTGATATTTGTTTCGCAGCTTGCCCAAAGGCACCCGTAATAAGTCCGGGCTTATGTGTCTGCATTGCTATTGCTGGAGTTTCTTTTCCAATACCACCCATGGTTCGTACCGCGGGCGTACTTGTACCAAACATTCCAATTTGATGTCCAGCAGGAGGAAGCACATCTTTTGTATATTTTGGAGTCCAGTTACGGGCCATATACTCAACAACTCCCTTGCCGGTTGCTTTGCCTTTTTGCATATACTGTCCAAGACCTGAAAGATCTTTTACTGTTTGGGATCCAAGAGTTGGAACCTTTGCTGCCAAAGCCTTTCCACCCATAGCCCCACCCACACCGCCGGCTATAGCTCCAAGTAATGTATTTCGTCCTTTAGTAGATTCATCTCCGGTTCGTGAGCCGGCAAAAGCTCCTCCGGCCGCTCCTACTACACCGCCAGCCACACGCATCTTCGCTACATCTGCCATTCCTGCTGCCATTGCAGAGCCTCTTAAACTTGTTGCCATGGCGGGTACATTCTTTGCAAAGAATCCTCCGAGAGCTGAAAGGAATCCTGGAAGAGCGGCTGTTTTTGTAAGTTCATCTATAAAAGATTTTGGTATCATGAATACGTATACTCCGTATAAGAATCTATCGTAAGAGGATCTATAATAAATCCCGAAACTATTACATATGTTGTGTACACATCTTCCGGTAGTATAAAATGGGTATTTATACCATTTACAATTCCTGCAGGTGTAACATCAGTATATTGAGTAAGAGTATATTTTCCCGTATAATCAACTTTAATTGCTGAACCGGAAGGTGGTGGATAACTAAACATCATGTGGCTTCCAGAGATTTCATATGAAAACCATTCTCTGTAAACCCGACCATACGGACCTTCTTCTGCGTACGGTGTAAAATCCCCATCGATAAGAACCTTGATGGTATAGAGATCAAGAGTAGTAGCCAGACTAACTTGGGTTGTAAATACAATATTCACCGGAACTGAAACTAATCTAGGTGCTGCATCGCTTCTAATGAGAGTTTCTTCTCCCATTGATACGCCCATGATTTGATGAATACCGTTTCTTCGTAGCTGGTCTTTATACCCTACAAAATTTAGAAATAGATTGTTCGCAATACTTTCAGCTTCAATACCATTTTGTGAAATACATTGAAAAGTGATACTGGCTCGAACAAGATCCGTTCTCTTTTTATTCGGATCCATTCCTTCTGTAGCCGAATACAAATCTGTATTTTGCATCTGATCTATAGAGGTTTGAGCCCATGTCATCGTTCCACGTGAGAGAATTATAGATGGCATCTTTTCAACAACTTCGGGAGCAGCAATAAACTTGTCCCCGATAAAAATCTTGGTTAACCGTTTATCGACATTCCAAACTAGACGGGAATCTTCCGTTGCATAATACTGCTGTACAAACGAAAGAAACACTTTCTTTATTGCTATCGGTAAATTTAAACTCATTAGTCATTTCCCTGATCCAAAAGTTCGGCAATCGTCAACATTTCATCTTCGGTCTGATTGTATAAAAGCTCCGTTAACGTGGGAGCTCTTTCTTGTTTCTGTGCAGCCTGTACTTTAGCACTATTTTCCAATTCAAAAATCATCCAATCATCCTTATTTTCATGGACTTTTCGCTCTAATGTAATTGGAATAATCATGTTATATTATACGTATATTTTATATGAATGTCAAGGCTTAGAATACGCCATATTGACTGACTGTGGCATGGGCTGTGCACCCGCCGCCGACGGGATAAACCTGAATAATGTAAACACGAACCCGAGTTCCATCATAACTATATGAAAAAGGAAGTAAAAGTGATTGACTTCCACTAATACCCGCATCTTGCTTAGAACCCGATCCCCCAGTGGATTGAATCACAACGGAATATACTGGTTGTAATGCAAAAAATACAGTGACATCAGTAGATCCCTGTAATAGCTGATACACTGAAGGCATGGTCCATGTACCGTGATTCGTTAAACATTCTGCATATAAAATACGAACATAGCTTATAGTTGGGCCGCTCGCCACGGCTATAGATGCTGATTCCGGAATACTTAGAGAACGATTGATTATCGGTATACCCCCCGGACCTATCATAGTAGGACGTGGTCTAACCGCTAAAACATTGTTCCAGGTATCTTGGGTACATGAGACTCCCGTAGTTGGGGTATATACAGAACACTGTCCACCACCTGCTCGTTGCGCGCCTCCTTCTGAAATTATTGATGTACATATTTGTCGCATCCAGGAAACACCTTGTGAGCTGGTAGATATAATTTCATATCGAGCCGGAAGGTTTGCCGTTGCCATGTAGGGACGGTCAACAACATTAGCATGCTCCATGATATGAAGAACACAGGGTTTTCCTTCGTGATAAATACCAAAACGAACCTGGCCCACGCCTAACCATTCAAAATCTATAAAATAAATCTGTGCGAGAGCTGGGTCTAAAATAAACTCCCCATGATCCCCGTTTGCTTTTTTTACATTCCAATCATTTTGTGCTACTCTAGTATCTATCCCAGAGCCACGTTTAACTACATACAGAGCTGTTCCATCAAGTTCAAAGAATAAACCATTAGCATTATCAAAATATCCGATACGTTTTGAGACACCATCAGCCTTCGATCCCAACACCCCAGTCATCAAGATAAGTTGAGATTTTCCTGGTTGGTATCTTTGATATTGCCAGGTTTGTCTTGTCATACGTCCAATACCAGAAACATTCATTTGTAAATAATTATATTCGCTCAATCCGCTAGAGACCATCCCAGAAGCGTAAGTATCCCATAAATGGTCGTGGGGAGTGTATTCCATTGTCGAATCAAAGAGAACTGTTGGGTCAGCAATACGTGTACGTGAAAAACCATCCTGAGTTCCTAAACGAGCGTCGGAGGGAGCTTGAGCAAAAGTCTCAATATAATAACTTTCTCCGTTATGAAGCTCCTTGATGACAAGTTTCTGGGGTCCTATATTAACACCAGAAGTCGGCATTGGTATTCTAGCGAGTTCTGACATTAATTTTTACCTTTCGTCCTTTTATATTTTGTGTTGCCGTAGTTGCTACCGTCGATGAGGACGGGGTATCTGGTGTATGTTCGGTTATACGATACGCAGAGGTATCCTGGTAGAAGTTTTGTGTTCTCGGAGTCTCGGACATATATAACTCGCTTCCACCGGTTGTTTGTGGTGATGCCGCCGAGGCATCCGCTTTCTTACGTAAAAATCTTCTTGTCTCTCTTACACGAACCGTTCCAGGACGGATAGTATTCGGATTCTCCTGGCGTACTTGGACATTAGGATCGGGAAAAGCATCCTCACCTTGAGTCTTCCCTATTTCATGTAGTTCGGTTGAGGAGATCGGATAAGTCGTTACAGGATTTACCGCTTCTGGATAAGCCTTTTTTTCCATCTTCTTTAGTTTATCATAATACTTTGGATCTTCTGTAAGATGATCCATTGCTATTTCTTTTTGAGTTGCTTTGTTTGTTGTGTGCTCTCGCTCAACTTTCATACCCTGAGCAATACTCTTAGGATTAAAATCTGAGGGTTTTTTCTTATCCGCTTTTCCCCCCATTAGAGAAGCAAACTTTTCACTTCGAATATCTTTAAAGACAGGCATCCTCAACGCTCCACTTGGGAGCTGTTGTTGGGCAAAGATCCTGGCAACGGATCCTTTATATTTTTCTGGTTGTTCCCACAATTCTTTTCGCATGGTATCTGATAAGCCAGAACCAACGCGGCCAGTAATGGGACCGGATGGCTTAAATGAATAAGTAAAGCCCCCGGCGGCTCTTCCTCTGTATTTTCCCTCACCTGGGAAGGCGCCTCTGATGTAGACGTCATAGTCTTGTTGTAGTTTTGATTTGATTGGTGTATCTTCATTAAGTTTGTACACTACTACCCCTTCTTCGGTAAGCGGGTGTGTCCCGGACTTTACCTCTTTCATAAGCTCAGCTTTACTGTCTGCCGTAGTATGTAATGGAGGCATCTTTAGCTGAGGTACTGCTGTAGTAATTTCTTTTAGAATCTTTAGTTTCTCTTCATAGGGTTTCTTTGAAACATCACGACCATTATAACGAAGAACATTGAAAACAACATTATCTAACGGAGCTTTTTGCTGTAGCTCCCTAGATCTCCATACATTTGAGAGAAGACGAGCCGATGTATCGGTCGAGGGCAACACTTTTCCAGTCTCCCTGTCTCTAGCAAACACTTCGCCCAAAACAACTGTTTTCCCTTTGAACGCTGTAGGGACAAATGTTTTATGTAGCCCGAGCCTAAAAGTATGATCAATAAGCTTGTTAGTACCTCGAGCGGATGGTCTATATGAATAGGTTTCAATAGGCTTGTCTGGTTTAAGGAGAAATACATTTAATGCACCATCAATCTTTGGTGCCCAAATCTCATTTACTTTATTTGGATCTAACACCTGAGGAGGGATGTTTTTATAATGAGGTTTCTCCATAGGGAGTTCTGGGCGCGTTGTTCTTGTTGGAGTAACGTTATGGAATAACCATTGGTCTCCTCCAGTATTGATCATTGCATAGCGTTCAGTATCACCGTTTGTTTTATAAACATTGAAGGTAATTTTTGTAGGTTCTGCTTTGATAACCTCAATCTTGTCTTGACTAAATAAACTTACATCACCTGCTCCGTAACCAGATTCTATCTTCCCTTCCCACGTTGAATACTCCGCGGTATGAGTAGGTTGTAAAACGGCTAATGTTTTATCTCCCGGATTTACAGGAAGATTACGAGCGGCCCAGGAATAAGCCTTACCGGTTTTATCATCAACGATACGAATATCATAATGTTGACCAGCCTTTTTAGCCTTATGAGACTGAATGGCAAGACGCATTGGTTGGGGCTCAGAAAGACGTGGAAGGTCTTTAGTAAACTTCGAGGGAATACCAGGGGCGTATTCAGCTTGCTTTCGAAGAATCTTTTTAGCCTTCTCAGTCTTCTCAGATTTATGCTCTATTGCGTCGGCAATACGTTGTGGTAAACTGGCTTTCATTGACCAGATCAGAGCATCGTCCGATAACATTAATACTGATTGAGGAATCTCGGGCATAATTAGGCTTTGTTTGCAACACTCTCTGCTATACGAGCTTTCTTACCAGCACTATATTCAGGATGCTCCTTTTTAAGCGCACGGTATACTTCCTTTGCTTTGGGATCACGATCTTGTTTTAGAAAAGAGGGCATATCCTTCTTTGCTAGTTTTTCTAGAATAGCAGTGGCTTTTTTTGTCATAACACTCCCTATTTTATCTACAGCACCACCCCATTCCGTGTCTTTCCTGGAGGCGCCTATAGCACTAATAGCTTTGAAGGAACCTGAGGGTTGACGCTTCATTTTATTGGGATCTGGAGCGTTTATTAAGTCAGGACGGGGAACATGAATTGATTGTTTTTCCATAGTTTAGACCCTTTAGTTCATTGTACTTAAATATTAGGATAAATTCAATAGCCTCAATAATTCCTCAGTAGATGGGTTGACAGGATAGTGATTATTTGGTCTTTGTATAACATGCCTTAGATCCCAGGATCCACCATTATGCATACCTACTTTTGGAATATCAGGAAATCCGTTAGCCAGTACAAGTTGGGAAAAAGGTAGTCCTAAAAACCCTTTAGACTTGGCCATTAACGAGACAGTCTCAAGCATATTCAAATGGGTCATATTGGCAGACTTGCTTTCGAGAAACTCATTTGGACACCCTATCTGTACCGTCAATATTGGACAAGCGTCTATAAAGGCTTTAAACGAGTCATTATAGGTAGTCGGATATCGCGCTGAAATAACGATGTATGGTTCTTCGAAGAATGTAATATCTGGATATTGATACTGGGGCGGAGGGACATCGGCGATTCCTACTGATTGCCCAATCCATGAATGCAGAGGAATATTAGGCGTTGTTTGAAATCCTAGTTGGAATACCTGGTCATATATCCCTTCTGGTATTGGCATTTGCCACGGCTGAACACCACAACCCATATCTCTTATAACATACGATTCGGGGACAATAAGCTTTTCAATAAATGATTGGTATTCAAACAAAGGCGTCAAGGGCAAACAGTAATTTGACGTATAGAAATCCGCAGTAGCACCATCGCGTTCGCAGATATACTTTATAGTAGGTAATGTATATAGTGCATCCCCAATTTTTCCAGGATGTGAAAATGCATATTTAGGCATAAGTCTTTTCCGTTAATGTAATAGCTCCATCTCCCAGTCGTTCATCAATTGCCCGAATAAGTTTATTGCGACGAGCGTTGAGTTGCTGGGCTTGTTTGGCTGCAGCGGCTACCTTATTGACATCTGTTTCATTCATAACTGTTTCCTGCGCATACCAACATTTCATTGACGTTGTAATAAGTTCGTCTATAAGCGTTCCAATTGATTTGATTTCCATTATTTTATCCTTCTACGAAAAATCATAAGACCGTCGGCAATATATGTTTTACAATTTAATTCCTTTACCTCACAAAAATGGGGTGAAGGTTCTTGGCGAATATCCAGAATACACTCGTATAGATCCTCTAGCAACTCTAAGAAAAACGTAGGATACTTTGGATCATGTATCGAAATCTTAAGATAATCTACCTTGCCTTTTAGTATAAACTCTGAGTTTGATACTACTAGATTCTCTAGTCCCTGTATATCCATATCAATAACATGAATATGGGGATAACCAAGTTTTTGAATAAGCGTATCTAATTTAAAACATGGGATTGTTATATCCCCAGAACTATGTACAGAACAACCATAATTTCCTTTTCCTACTTTAGTATAAAAAGGAGTTTCTCCATCCTCATAACTTACGCCACCAAATATAGCTTGTCCTGTAACTGCATTGATTTTAAAAGTATTCTGAAGTTGCTGGAAGTATTCTGGAAACCCTTCTACGCCAACACAAATACAGTTTTTTACCCTCATAGGCACAACTTGATTTTTTACTGCTCCATGCATTCGTAAAGATTGTGCTCCATAGCCAGCCCCTAACTCTAAAAATATAATTTCGGTATCCTGTATTTCTTGTAAAAGCGATAACTGTACCATGACTTCAATTTCAGATTCATCGTAGATATCGTCAGATAAAATAACCCCGTCTGGCAATCGGCTAAAGGATCCGGGAGAAACAGGACCCAATTTATATCCGGGCGGCCGACTAGAAACAAAATCCTTTTTTATGTCTTCTGCAATATACTCTTTAGGATAGAAGGTACCAAAATATTCAGGCGCAAAAATCTCCGTGTCATAAGAACACTTTACATTATTTAACTGTCGAACATTGAAGAAGTTCATACGCGTTTCCTTAGTAACTTTAATCCCCACCAAAGAGATTTGACGAACTTCTTTAACGTAAGAGCACTTTGTCCGCCTGTATATGTCATAATAAAGTTATAGGTATTATACCCTAAACGGTGTGCCTCTAATGCTAGATTTACATTGATTACATAATTTGGTGCGGCAAAAAGTGCATTGTTGTCGCGTACATTTTTTACAAATGAAATGGGATAGGCACGAAAGCCGCTTGTTATATCGATAGTCTCAACTGTAAATAGTCGGTGTATATACCATCGCGCTAATAAGGTAATAAGCTTTCGTATACGAGTAGCTGTGTATCTATCTCTATATCCGGCAACCAGATAATGATGGATTTTTTTATCTTTCATTTCACTAAGAGCGTCGTACATCTCCAATGCATTATGACTCTCACAATCAAGGATAATTACATAGTCTTCATTAGAAGCCTCTCTAAAAGCCGTTTGAATGGAGTCTCCATAAGAAGGGGTATATAATACCTCAGCTTTTTTTTGAAGTGCTATCGACCTTGTATTATCAGAAGAATTCCCATCACATACAATTACCCGAACTGGCCAGGAGGTGCTCATTACGCGTTCCAGGGTCTTTGTAATAGTTCGCTCTTCGTTATATGCAGGTATTCCTACAAGTAATTTCATAGTACATATTCCTTAAAGATCATATCAGAGAATCCCCACGTATCTGGATTCGAAGTCTGCAAAAAAGCATGTACTGCTTTTTGTCCATCATTGGCCTTTGCCGTTCCACGAATATCAATATGTGATTGATGGAACACATGAAAGTACATAGCCACACGAACTTCGTACCCAGCGTTTGCTATTATTTTTTTATGTAGATTTGTATCAGTATAATCCTTAAAGCGAAGAGTTTCTTCAAATCCGCGCACCCTATCGTCAAACCAAATCTTTCTGTGCCCCAGTTGAAAATCTCCACAGCCACTCACTTTGGACCAAGGATCGTCATTGAATAAACCCTGGCGAGGATAACTTTCTCGAGTTTGGAAGAGATACTTTTGAATCTCTTCCCACGACTTACCCTGAGAACGAAGAGAAGTAATAAGACTGTGTTCTAGCATATACTTACCTGAACTGTAGAAAACATTTTCATCAAACTGTGAAAAATCAAAGTCCTCCGGAAGGGCAGGTATAATATCTACATTTGAAGATAGTATAATATCATTTGTTGCTCGGCGTATTCCAACATTTCTAGCTAATATATCTGAAAAGGTCTGTTCCTCTCCTAGTTTGGGAGTGGTTATAATTCTAATGTTCCCACGTTTATTCGTAATAAGCGGGGCCAGTACCGGATAAATTGGTTCATCAGATCCAAAGTCTACTAGAATAACCTCATCAAAAGTATTAGACATTGTATTAAGTGTATAAGAGGCAGTCTCTATAAGGTTGCCTCCAAAGTTATCATTGCGTGTCGGAATAACTACTGTAATTTTCATTTCCACAAAATCCTCGGTAACAATTCATTACGTGCCGGCATTCCAGCCAGGTGATAAATGTGGGCTTTCATTTGTAACCAGTCAGGACCAAGATCAGAAGGAAGGACATAGTTCCATTCATCTCCTGCATAATTCATTTTGATACCCAGCTTCTTGGTAGCGTAGTTTATAGGCGTCTGGTCACACCAATTTAGACCGATGTTTTTTACAGACAATCCTTGATGAATTTCCTTAGCCATTTTAAAGACTTCCGTATGGAGATCCTTTCTCACAAGCATTACACCAGTATTAAAATAATGCTCGGGTACATATTCAACTGGGCCATATTCCCCCTCAACTTTAGACCATTCCTCTCGTTCAATTTGTTTAACAATACCATATTGACCATGACGAGGAGTGGCATTTTGAATAACGGTCATACAGTCTTCTGGAAAAACTTCGAATGGACTTGGAGCTGTAGAGTTTATAACAACATCGCTATCCAATACAAGAACATGTTCACCTTCGATCTCATTAAAGAGCTTTGTTTTTTCAGCTGCCGGGGCTAATGTAAGTTTGGTATTAGAATGATTGATCTCTATAAAATCACACCCCCATCGCTCGCACGCGGCCATAACAGAGGCTCTGCTATTAGCACATAGACGAGGATTGATACCCTCGGTTTCATAGTTGATAATTAGAATCGATTTTCTCATAATGTCCTTTGTATGTTAGTATAGTATCGCTGCATATTCCTGTACAGATCTTTAGTTCTTCTGGCTCGAAGTATTTCTCCGGTAACACACAGATCGTGTTCGCGAGAAGATTTCCGTTAAACGTCCAAATAAATCCCTTTGAGGTTAGTGTGCACGTATCCATATCGTGATAAAAACTATGTATCTCGGGCCGAGCTCTTAGATAGATAAGTGTTTCTGGAGTCTTTGCATGGCACCATAAATGTTCATGCTTTAGAAACTCGAGCTCCACGGGATAACAAGGAGAGTTATGGCCTAAATACAATCCACCTGCTATATAGAATACATCAGTCTCCACCTCAAAGCCTGCTTCCAAAGCAGAGAGAATATAAGCGGGGGAATTTTCTTTTTCAATATCCCGTCCTGTAATATTGCCCCTATGGGAGATTAGTATCATTTTACCCAATACCATGATGGAAACCCTTCCTGAGTGACATATAATGTTATATCTTTTCCTTCTATGAATTCTAAGACAGCATTCTTGACTTCAAAACACATCTGATGATAACTTCCGTAGTCATTGAAAAAATCATGGCCAGACATTAGGCCGCCCTTCCTAAGCTTTGGATACCAGGCATTAAGATCTGCGGTAACAGCTTTCCAGGTATGCATTGCATCGATGTATATAAAATCAAGCGATTCGTCGGCAATATCCTGTGCGGCATCGACAGAGAATTTACGAATTATTTGATAGCGACCCTCATGCGGTTTTAAACGCTCAATAGCTTCTTGCATATAACCTTCCTGCTTAGCTGTTGAAACATTTGCGGGATCCATATAACCCGTCTGCTCTTGCCACACATCAACAAGATAAAGAAAGAGTTTGGTATTATCCAGAAGATATTTAGAATACTCCGCCTTCTGAACTCCTACCTCAACACCGGTCTTCAGGCCAAGAAAGTTGATTAATTTATGTAATTCTCCACGCTCATTAATTTCGCCTAACATATTTTCTCCAATAAAGTATAATTTCTTCTCAAATCTACCAAGATGCTCAGGAGAAATAGCGGAAAGAATATATCTGCAAGCTGCTTTGAATCTTTGGGAATAGTTATCATAGTTTATAGGCTATTGCCACTCCATAATCATCTACCTCTTGGCAGCAGCGTTCTATCCTATATAGTTGCTCGTCTATGGCATGAATGAACACCTTGGGACCGGGATGATAATTGGTATCGTGAAATATCACGATTCCGCCATCTGCCAACATATCTGTGTATTGCCAATCGTTAATTACGGCATTCACGGAATGAAATCCATCAATAAAGAGAATCGATATTTCCTCAATACCAATGGATTTCATACATTCCCTAATCTTCTGCTGTTCATTAGAGAATGCTGTCACCGTGAATACCTTCTTTGCTTCATTTCGTAAATATGTCTTATCTTCACAGTCTATACCTAAATAGGGAATCTCGTCCGGCTTCTTGGCCAATAACAATTCTGTGAATGATCCCTCTAGTGGCCTGTGAATGCCACCAACTCCGATCTCGACAATAGCATGTGTCATATGATCTTTAATCGCTTCTTCAACTACAGAATGATCAGCAGGTGACACTTCCCGCGGACAAGGTTTTGTAAAGATAGACCAATCTGCATCATTATCATGGTATCTCATCTGAGGACGAAATTTCAATCCTCGTATATCAGTTGGTTGCTCCGTCACCTCAACCACATGATTATTTATATTCAAAACCATTATCTTTTCCCCCATTTCTTTATAGCTTCCTCATATTCCTTTCCATAATTCCCATCAATTGCTTGGCGCATCGCTAGGCACCCGGAATAGGTTCCAGAAGGATGGCCGTGAAGAGCTCCTCCCACGTTAGCCATATAGTTCGTTCCTATTCTTTCATTCACATATCCCACCAAGCCTGGATTCATTCCACAGCTCAATACTGGAGTGACATCATAGGATAAAAGCATTTCCATAACACTCTTCATCTCCTCCGGATTGTCGTCGGAGTATCCACCAAGCATACCTGCATGAATAGAATCTACTCCCATTACCGCACATAGCTTACAAAATACATACCAACTAATTCTAAACTTATTGTCGACATGTGTTAGTATCTTGGAGCCACTTTTCTGAACATGAAGAAAGATAGGCAGATTAAGTTCTCGAATGGACTTATAAACTCCCAGGCCGGCCCAGAAATTCACATGAACGCTGTTTCCTCCCAGCTCATGAACCCTCTTTACCCTGTCTAGAATATAGGCATGATCCGCATTAATACATACCGAATAGATAACAGATTTTCCCTCCAGGTACTTCATAATCTTCGGAACCCGTTCTTCGATACGACAGAAGGCTGGGTTGGATAGAATCTCGTCCTCTTTGATAAAGTTAACCCCTCCCTCGACCATTTCCTTTACCATATTAAGGAGGGTGTCGCTGGAGATACCCGTCTTTGGCTTGATGATTCCCCCAAAGAGTGGCTTATCATAGACTCCGGTAAACTTCCTGAAGCCACTCAGTCCAAAGGATGGCTTAAGGAACTTCGTCTCAATACTCTTGGGGAAGGTAACATCCAGCACATGACAAGCCAGTGTATTGTCTATGTCTGTCTGCCCGCCCATGATAAAACAGAGGAACTGGGAGATACCATCTGTATCCCAATCTATATTCACGACCGGAAACCCTATTTCAACAATTCCACTGCCCCTTCTCTCTAATTCCGTTTCGGAACCCTTTACAATACAGGAATGGTTCTCGAAGAGAGCGTCTGTTTCCCAACGACTTCTCGTATTCGGATTCCCTACACTTTGACCAATTGCCAGTTCCCAGGAGGAATCTCTTAGATTGGTACGTGCCTGCAGATAATACTTTACAATGATATACTTGTCGGGATCTATCTCGTTTCTAAAGATCATACTTATCTCCTGGTATAGACGGGGTCTTAACAACTATCAGTTCGCAATCCTCGAGGAAAATGGGATCGGAAACTTCCATCGGTTTTAGTACGAAAACATTTCCAGCAGAAAGCGTGACACCCTGTATCGTCATAGTACCCCGTATAAGGTAGTTAATCTCCGTACCTAACTTGTGATAATGGGTGTTCCACTTTTCTCCTTTTTTATGTTTCTTAAAGCATACTTCAAAAGCATCAGTCTTGAAGACACTGGGATCAAAGTTACCTATGAACCAGCCACCATTGTAGTCATCGAGTTTATAGACTTCCATGATTCAACCTCATATACCGCTCTAAATCTTCTGGCGTTCCTACTGCCCAATGTTCAGATGGAGGTATATCGTAGATACCGATCTTCTTTCCATCTTCGATCAACTCATTATAGGTTGTAGATACATAGAATTCGTTATTAGTCCTGAGATTTTTTTCGATCATTCGTTCCGCGGAATATACAAAGTCTGAACCCTTTTTCCAGAAATGAATGCCATTGAGAGAATAGGGACTAATAACCCTCTTTTCAGCGAACTCAGTAGCAAAACCTTGTTCATCTAATCTTACATAACTGTTCTTCCCAATGTTTGTGTTGTAGGTGACTACTAAACCATCTAATGTAGTGACAGAAATGGTAGCATAAAAAACCCTGCTATTCCATTTCATAATTTGATCACAGTTCATTATAACCAGGGGAGTATCATTATTGATATATTCTTTTGCTAACAAACAAGAGCTAGCTGGACCATCTGTTACAAAATCAATCTCGATGATGATGGGCTTATGTGTAATGGTCTTCAATAAAGCCTTCACTTCTTCTATCTGGTTATCTATTTTACTAACAATGAAGATATACTGGCCAGGCAATCCTACAGATTCTACAGCCCTCTGTATCATGGGTTGCCCAGCTATGTCTATGAGAGGCTTAGTATTAGCATAACCACCATTTCTAAAACGGTCTCCACGGCCTGCCATTGGAATTAGAATGTTCATTAATACTCCCTGTCCCAGCCATCTGGATAACATGGATCCGCATGTAGCGGGTTATCTAGATCTGGCTCATCTTCACAATCAATGCACGATAGTAGCGGGTGTGGTGTCGCATGATAATAATCTCTATACATAATCTCCATTGGAGCTTTCATATTATAGAGATTTCTACCAATCTCATGCCCATTAGCCGTTGCATTATCAGCTGCTGTTTTAAAGAATGAGGCAGAGGGGGCTCCTACTACAAATAGAAAATCATGGTAGAGGCGGTTCGAGGGCCAGGCAATATCTCGTCCTGTAAGAACAACGTTTGGAGAACCCCATAGAGGCCAGGTTGTGATTCTACGCTTATATTTAAAGTCGAATCTTGATAGAACAAAGATATCGTATTCGTCTTTGTGAGCTACCATATAATTAGCGACATAACGTAAATTCTGTACTTGATCAGAATAACCACCGGTTATAACTTCCTTTGCACCCATTTTTTCAGACAGTTCTGTAAGATGCTGTGATGGATAGGATATCAAAATTACATCGTATGGAATGTTGTGAGCCTTTAGATCTTCTAGCATAACACCGTTCCAATTATGGAAGCAATCAAGCCCACTAACTGTCTGGCCAGCGCTCTTTAGTGCGTTACTAATCTTTGTGCACTTACCTCTAAAAATCAATGCGACTTTCATTACCATTCCTTTCCACAATATTCTGAATATCCATGACCCACTTCATACGGATAAGGTTGATTATATTTTTCCCACCACAAATTTATACGAGGAAATGCTTTAAAGATCACATCTCGATACGGAGCTTCTGCTGCAAATGCTTCTGCCCTCCCTGGCGCCTGATCTACGATAAAGTCCCTATAATGCTCTACCATGTATTTAATCTGCTCATCAAATCTGGCATAGTAATACATCCCTAGATAAGCATTGGGTCTAGTAGCATTATGTGTAAAAGAACTTCCATATAAATCTGTAGGATTCTTTGGATCTGGTGGAACATCTGGGTCTAATGGAAGATCAAAAAGCTTTTGTATATCCTCTCGAAATCCCAGGAAGAGATGGTCTTGGGGATGGAACACGTAGCCCGAGTATAAGCCAATAGTAAAAATTGCTCCCTTGGGGCCTGTCCCATCGAGAAATTTCTTATCAATTTTATAATGCTTCATAAAGTAATCATACATCTTCTTCATACTTGGTATATCAATTTGTTGGTCTGTGCGAGTCTTCATAATCAGATCGGCAGTACAAACATTAACCCCTATCTGTGATGAAAAGAGCTGTCTGTTACGATTATTTCCTCCGGGATTCGTTACATCTTTTGATTTTATTACTGAGATACGATAGTTTGTATCCCAGGATTTTTGTCCTTCCCAGGTGGATATAATAACTCGATTTACCCACGCTAGAGTTAAATACGATTCTGCAGTTGTGTATGTCTTGCTCCAGATGGGGCCCTGCATAACGATATCAACTTTTAACACAGAACATCCTCCCAATATTTGACCGCATTTTCAACAGACCATCTATCATAGAAAGGATATAAGGGTGTTAAGCCGTTCTCGATAATAGTCTTCAGTGAATTATCCTCCATACAAATCGAAGGGGTAGCTCCTACAAGATGCCTAAACATAGGAGATTTTGTAATAGCTAGCGGACGTCTGGCACTTAGCGCGTAGTCAACTACACTACTAATTCCTGGATCATATGGAAGAGGTTCATAATGAAATGCATTTAATGTATTCTTGTTAAGCCATTCCAGTAACTCCGTCTCAGTAAAGAAATCAGTATCTGCTTCAATACTTATCCCAGGCTTAGTTATGCGCTTATGGCATTCATCTATGATCTTCCTAGGAGACTGGTTCTCGTCATAACAATAAAATGAGGCGGGGACGTGAAGTCTAAAAATAGCCTCATCAAATTCATTCTGTATTTTAAGAATAAGGTTATGGAACCCTTTATGCCATGATGCAAAGCCGAAAGAACCTATGACCGGAACTCCCCGATCCACATAAGTATCTGGACATTCTGATAGTACTCGAGGCAATGTATCCTGAGGAATCACACGATTCATTCTTTTTGATACTACCATTCCTGGCTCATGAACGATGGCTATATGACGCTTATTAGGATGCTGTGCTAGGAATTCATCATTAGCCCAAGGAATAGTAAGAGAATGAAAATTATAGAGTATGGTGTCAGCATCGGTATTTCGACCCTCCCGGATAAGATCATCCGCATTATAACATGCAGCTAATTGTGTTTTGAACTTTGTGGACTTCGAGAGGACATCATAAACTCGTAGGCCAAACTGTTTCACGCCGCATGCATCGGGCACGTTATTAACAAACATTACTTTAACCACGGAGAATCCTTTCATACGATTTCAATAGATTTTCTGGAGCCCACGCTTGTTGATAGATACGCAAAGGAGATATACCGCGTTCTAAAATAGCTTTTATAGTTGTATACGTCGGAATACATAGCAGATTCTTTATTCCATCCAGATGTTTAAATTGACGGGAATCTGTTATAGCAATCGGCCGCCTGGCGGTAAGAGCGTAATCTATGGTACTTGAAATACCTCGTCCCCAATTTATATCATAGCAGAATATATTCAGCGAATTCTTTGCAAGGAATTCGATAAGATCGTCGGGGCTTAGAAAGTCATGAGTGATGTTTAGCTGTATACCAGGTTTTGTTACATAGCTTCTCGCTTCGGCGGCTGCTTTTCGTGCCCCAGCTCCATCGGAATCTCCAAAATGTGCTGCAGGTATATGTAGATTTACAATAGCCTGATCATATTCTTTTTCTACTAACTGTATCACCCAGCCAAAGCTTTTTCCAAAGACAAAGCCAAAGCTTCCGAATGTCGGGATCTCTGGAGTTGGATACTTATTATCATACGGCTTTACAAGTCTTCCAGTTTTCCATTTCCCCGGAATTTCTGGTTCTGTTGGATCCGGATATATCTCTTCAAATCCTGCAGGAAGGCCCCAGGGTTCAGGTTCGTGGCGAATCAATATATGCCGAATTTCGGGGTGTAACGCCGGCATACTAACACACCACCCAAGAGTACTTGGATAGAAATTATAGATAATAGTCTTGGGTAAATGCGCCGAAATGTGCTGACGTAATTCCGCAACGGAGCTACACTCCAGATATTTAATATCGAAGTTTGTAGACTTTGATATAACTGTTCCAATGTGATAGCCAAATTGGTATACACCACATTGTTTTTGTATATGATTTATGAAGAATACAGTATCCATTATTTCCTTATTAAGATTTTGTTTGGCCCTGCTTGGGCCACGACCTTGTAACCTAGCTGATCAAAATAATCCTGATATGCAGGGTTATTACCTAAACATTCGATGATCATTATATCAGGGCTATATTTTTCGAAATCCAGTCCCCGTAAAACCTGTAATTCCGAATATTCTACATCTACATTTAGAACATTGATATGAGTAACTTCAGGACAGTGTGTTGCTAAAATAGTATTCAACGTAAGAGCAGTAACTTCTATACTTCTGAGAAAGCCAATATTTATACAGCGAGTTCTATCCTCGCCCATATGTTGTACATTTTGACTGGTTATACAAGAGCCGCCTAATCCCTCATGAGAAGTATAAATGTCAAAAGATACCCTGCCCAAATCAGAATCTGTTGCTGCATATTCATAAATTTCATAGCCTCGTCCCCTATATTGTTTACACATTTCGGGATTAGCCTCGATAGCGATGATACGCCAATTCGGTGTATTTCTAAATAACGTATGTGCGGTATAGCCGTGCTCGGGAAATCCTGCCCCAACATCGACATAAATACCACTAGCCATACTTATAAATTGAGTCACAAATTTAGCTGAATCAAATTCGCTATCACTATACATTAAATAACCTCAGGTTCTGGACATGGAATAATAAACTTACCGCCGGCATCCCTATATGCTTGATTCTTTGTAAGAATACCTTTTTTGAAATGCCACGGTAGAAGCAGAAAGTAATCCGGCTTCTGAGCAACGGCATCGGCTTCAGAAATAATTGGGATGTTCGTAGCTACAGTTTTCTTACCAAATTTATCGGCGTTTACCTCTCCCGCATATTTAATATATTCACTTGTAAGGCCAAAATACTGTAGAAGAGTATTTCCTTTTGTTGATGCTCCCATAGCAGCTACAGTCTTTCCTGCCGCATTTTGTTCTTTAATAAAGCCTACGACAAAGTCCTTAATCTTTTGAACTCGGTCTGCAAATGCTTTGAATGGATCTTCAAAAGAAATCATATAGCTAGCTTCTTCGTTAATCAGATTATACACGGAGGTCTCTACAGTACGAGCACCCTTCCAAGCAATATAGGCCCGAATGCTTCCACCGTTAACATCATTTGTTGATACATCAAAGATCTCCAGTCCATGATGATACATAAGATTACGAAGAACTTTAAATGAGTAGTATTCCAGATGTTCGTGGCAGACATTATCAAATGCATTGATTTTGAACATGGAGAGAAGATCTGTAAACTGAATAACCCAGATACCGTCTGGAGCAAGAGAACGTTTCACTAGCTCAATGAATGTATGGGGATCCTCTAGATCATAGAACATGGCAATTGAGGTGATAACCTTTGCCGGGGGTGTATAGATAGAGACATCTCCAAAGTATGTGTTATAGAAAAAGTCACAATGCTTTTTTGCTTTTTCGGCAAGATTCAATGCCGGATCGAATCCGATTCGCACTAGGTTTGGATTATGATACTGTCCTAACATAGTCCCATCATTACAGCCAATATCAATAACAGTATCTCCCGGATAAAGGGTAACGCGTTTTTCGATATTATCTACGATATCCTGAAGGGCAGCGATCATACTCTTGTTAAGACTGGATTGATACCAGTATTGGCGATAAAGAAGATCAAGATCTGGAGTATGCTTCAACTGTACAAGTTCGCAGGATGTACACTTTACCAGAGTTAGTGGTGCTGAAACAATTTCTTTTCCTTCGTCCACGAAGTCATTCAAATATATATTGCCTAGATCTAGAACAGTTTCTAGAGAATTTCCACATAGGCGACATGTAATACGTTCCTTGTATATTTTATTTTCCATTGAGTTCATTCCTTACTAACGTTAAATCGTTGAACATCATCCGCTTTACTAATTCCTTGTATCGAACTTTAGGTTCCCAGTGAAGGACTTCTTTAGCCTTCGACCAGTCTCCAAGCAGATAATCCACTTCTGCGGGACGCATATACATCGGGTTAATTGTGATATAGTCTCTCCAATTTTCTATGCCTACCGTAGCAAAAGCTTCGATGACAAACTCTTCAACCGAATGGGCTTCTCCTGTAGCAAAGATAAAGTCATCGGGCTGATCCTGCTGCATCATACGCCAAATACCTTCACAATATTCTGGAGCATATCCCCAGTCGCGTTTCGCATCTAGATTACCCAAATGGATTGTATTTTCCACTTTATAATGAATGCGTGCAACAGCATCTGTAATTTTACGTGTGACGAATTGATACCCACGTCGTTCAGATTCATGGTTGAAACAAATCGAAGAGCAGGCAAACATACCATACGATTCTCTAAAGTTTTGAGTAATATAATGGCCATAAACCTTAGAAACTGCGTAAGGACTACGAGGATGAAAAACCGTATTCTCGTTAACTACCTGTACCCCGTGCTTCCCAAACATTTCAGATGAAGAAGCTTGATGGAATTTAATGCTGGGCTTTATAAGTCTAATGGCCTCTAACATTCTTAATACGCCCATCCCGGTAATGTTGGATGTTTGTTCAGCTAGATTCCAACTATCTCCTACAAATGATTGTGCAGCAAAGTTGTATATCTCGTCAGGCTGTGCCTGATCGATTGCTGAATATAAAGAGCCCTGGTCTGCAAGATCTCCTTGTATTAGATGTATTTGATTTTCAATGTGTTTGATATTAACTCTATTGGTATTTGATCTGTGTCGTTCAAGGCCCCAGACGTTATATCCTTTTGATAGAAGAAGGTCCGCCATATGAGAACCATCCATTCCTGCTATACCTGTTACAAGTGCTCTTTTCATTTAATTATGCTCCCCATATGTCATTAAGTTTTCTCCACTCTGGGTCAAATACCCAGTCCCGCGGTGTTAGCCTTGGATCGTTGTATGGCACAGTATATACCTCTTTACCATTCTCTCCGCCCCATTTTTTACGATAATATTTAAATCCATTTCCGTGTGTTATACCATTCATCGTTCTGAACCGCGGATCCGAATGGATAGTCGACGAACCCCATAACGGAGCTTCTCCATGAATGATGTGGCAATCCTGAACATCCCGAGCATGCATATCTAAAAGTCCCATTCTTCGGGAATAGTCACAGTCTTCTAAATACGCTGGATAGAAATTCTCATCGAATAAGCCAACCTTATCCAGACAAGCTTTTGTCATAATATAGGCGTTATGTCCTTGGTTACCAAACAACATGCCAATTGTTTCATATTCATTCCAGGCTGCTGAGACCATTTTGTCTAAATCCCCTGGAGTAAACATTACATCATTGCCGGCGATAAAATACCATGGCTTATCGAAATGTGTGAATATCCAATTCCATCCTCCCGCTACCCCGGTATTCTTTCCTGGTGTATGGACGGTGACTTTAGTTGGGTACTTGGCTGTTATCTGATCGATAGCGGCCTTTACGTCAGCTTTATTGCCATTATTTATAATTACAAACTCATCGACAGGATAATCGATACTTTCGAAAAGGCGTAGTAATAAATCGCCTCGATTTAGTACGAGTGTACCTAAAACAGGAATAGATTTCATATTTGGGTTTTGGTTAATACGTTACTGGAAATTCGTGTGCGATATCTTCTTTTTCAATTTGTCGTAATTGAACAATCTGTCCGATCGAATGGGTGCCTTTAGAGTAGGAACCTACATTAAGAGCAATCCATCTACGTGACAACCTATCGACAAGAATATCTTTGGGATTAATCGGAGGAAGAGCTTCACAATAAAGTGCTGAATCTTGGTCTTGCCAGGCGCCGAACATTTGATGTATTTCACGTACAGGGCGTTCCATAAGCTGTCCAATAACATCGATGGGGCCAAAATACCCGCCGGTGAAGCCCGTGTCGTAGCATGTTAAGCATTTTGATTGTGTAGTTCTTTGAAGCGTGGAATCATAGCAGGTTGGGCAAAAAGTGCCGTACGCCCGTCTCTTGAGTAAGAAGAATGGCTGACCACTATGTTTAGTAAAAACTAGATTACGACGGCGTTCTATTTCTCGAGCGTATTTATCATGTACAACATTAATATAATAATCACTTGTAAATGTGGATCCGTATGGATATACAAGACCAGAGATTTGAATTTTATAAAAGTAATCTATATTTTTACTGGTCATCCCCATAACATTAGTATCGTTATAATACGCAGTTGTCTGCGGATTAATTCCCGATACCAGTAACTCGTAGTCACTTAAATTTGGAGAGTTTACTGTACTCTTCCAAATATGTAGACGGTAGTTACTGAGAGTTTCCGTTGTAGATTCGATAACCCAGGCCAAAGAGATATAGCCCGGGGTTAGTTGTTTGGTCTCTAATGTTGTTATTACTAACATGTATTATCCGTAATAGAAATCGAAGCCCATTGGGGAGTTGACTCCACCATACGCCTGCTCGATGTTGTATCTTGTTTTTACTTGTTGAACTTGTCTTTCATAACGCGCCGATAGCTGATTGAAGTATTGTAGATATCTTCCGTATTTATCCATCTCGGCTACCGTAACACCTCCAGCATCTGAATATGTAATCGCGTTACGCGCAGAAATTATTCCCTTAGCCATTAGCAATTGAAGTATGGCGCCAAGCTTCACGGTTGTCCATGAAATTCGACCACCATCTACTCCAGGTTCCACAACAATATCCACCAACGCAAAGTTTGTTTTGGGTTCATATCCAAAGTTAATATCGTTAATAGCATCCTTAATATAATCCTCTAATTCATCGTCGGTATTTTCCATTTCCTGATCCAACGTATTCAATTGAGGAACATCATTAAGAAATTGTCTTAACTTAACTACGGCTTCTTTATATGTAGAGAATGGCATATGAACTCCTTATGGTACTTGACGTATATAACGGGTAGTGAATAGCCGGCCCTCTTCTACTGTATATATTTCAGCAGAGCTGGTTTTCACTACAATGTCGTAATAGAATGTAAGCAGCGGACTCATCAAATAAGAATCAGTTGGTTGTACTATAAATGATAGGTCTGTTGTTCCATCCAGATTGTTAACGACATATCCTGAGGCAGCCGGTGTTGTAGTTATATGAAGATTTACCTTAGCCATTGAATCATTATCTGTAACGTTGGTTTTTACTGTAAACCAAGCTTCAGTAACAATCCCGCTGGCAACCGCATCTATTTGTCGTAGAACGCGGTAGGTATCTCCTGGAGTAAAATCATCAATATATCGATAAGTTGGCATGGTCTATTATACTAATTTTCTGGCAAATAATCAACTTTTGAATCTTGATTATTTATATTTACATCTTTTCGGACGGAGGGTGCGGCAGAAGAACTTTTCTTTACCGTAGCAGCTCCAAGACCTTTTTTGGGAATAGATGGTATTGTAATTTCTGCAAATTGGGGCATTACTGCAGAGGTTCGTACTAGTTCTGGAGTAATCTCAATAACTCGTATCGGTACCCGTATTTCAAGGGTTTCAACGGGTACAGACGGAATTTCGATAAGTAGATATTCCCCAGGTTGACGTCCCGGGATCGTAATATACCCACTTGTAAACGCAATGAATCCATCTGAAGCTATGGTCAGTGGATGTTTTAGCATTATACCTTCAACAGCTATAGCCAGAGGATTTAGAGTATAGCTCATGGTAACCTCGTAACCGTAACGGATGTGTTTGGATCTCCAGAAATAACCTGTTGAATTTCGGCCCCTGCGGTTCTGGAACTAGGTGTAACAACGAGTGGCTTTGTTGGATCTAAACCAAATATCTTATAAATCTCCAAAATCATCAGTTGTTGCGCCGGTGATAGAACACTGTCGGTTCCTATCTGATTTATTTTTGTCTGCTGTGTTGCGGATAAAACGTTGTCAGTTCCAATCGAACTTATTTTCGTTTGTTGTGTTGAGGATAGAACCGCATCAGTTCCAATGAGATTAATCTTATTCTCCAACCCATCAGGTATTAGACCGCTAGTACCTATTAAATCTAGTTGTGAATTTTGGTGAGCAGAAAGAACATCGTTGGTACCAATTTTAGCAATTTGACTATGATCGGTTGCGGACAATACACCATCGGTACCTATCAAGTTAATCTTATTTTCAAGACCGTCTGGAATAAGACCACTAGTACCAATAAGATCTAATTGACTGTTTTGATGCGATGATAAAACTGCATCAGTTCCAATCTTATTGATCTGGGATTGTAATAATATAGAAAGGACATTATCTGTACCAATAAGATTGATTTGATCTATTAAATCTTGTGGTATTAAGCCGCTAGTTCCAATAAGATCAAGTTGACTGTTTTGATGTGTAGATAGAACATTATTCGTTCCAATCTTTGTAATCTGTGCTTGCTGTGTTGAGGATAGAACATTATCAGTTCCAATCTTTGCTACTATCTGACCTGCACTTCCAGCTGGATATGTTCCAGGAAGAGCCGTGCCCCATGGATCTCCAGCACTAGCTGCAGAATTGAGTTTTGCACCCATTGTACCTGGGGTATTATAGAGAGTAGCTAATGGATCCCAGACAGCCGCACCAATTTCAGACGGGGTTGTTCCTCCTGCAGTTTGAGTTAGAGAGGATGTCTGTAAAGTAATTAAAACATTCCAATCGCCCAACGTTGAGGTAAACAGCGCCTTGGTTGCATCTTCGGGAACTAAATTTCCAGTGATAGTTAAAACGTGATCGCCCTCATAAGGACGAATACGCCAGCCACCATCAGTAACTTGATTCTGAAGGAAGTAATAATCGCCTACGCTTACAGATGGCGATAACGGGTCTCCACCGATAGTACGGAATGCAGCAAAGTATTTGGAATTATCTCCAAGTCCCCACCACTCTTTCCAATCCGAATATAAATCGATCTGAACACTGAGCTCCGTTACACCACTGTTGACGATGATAAGTTTGTTAGGACCGTCAAATGTAACTTTCGCCATACTGTATTATCTCTGTTTAGTGAAACATGATGGCAGCTCTTGAGCCCATCCTGTTTCGTGCATCCATTCTTTGAATTCATGGATTGAAACAATTTTCAGCGGATTATCAAATGAAACATCCCAGGCTATAGAGAAATTTCCCCAGCCATACTCCAGTCCAAATTGTGCTTGAAGTGTTATAAGAATAGTATCCGCTAAGTCATGAAATGGGCGCTCTTCCAATCGACCTTTTTCTTCCCAGGCACGGATATCATATAGAAATTCTCTTACGCCCCGGTGGTGTTTATGTCTAAATTTATGCGCTTTCCATTCATCTTCGGTGATAACTTTTAGTGCATCAAATGGGTGCACATCCCAGTCAATCGTAAAGCCACTCCATTTCATATCAGGGGAGAATTGCTTTTCGATAATTTCTTTTAATTTTGGATCGTCTTCCAGGAATCCTTCTCGAATTCGAAACAAACGATAGCGGATCGTACGCCGAGGTACCGACGTAAGATCCGCCATCTGTTCTGGAGTTAAATGGTGAATAATCATAATTTCCTAGTTTTGGTTATGGGTTCTGATAGTTACGCTCTAGAGCTGCAACTAGAGATACTGCGTTAGTTGTAGATCTTTGAATCGTACCCGTTGTTTTAACATATTGAGCTGTGTTTAGACCGATAGCCACGACCGTAATTGGTACGTCGGTTTGTTTAGAACCCGTACCTCTCTGATCATTGAAATCATAATCATAGGTATGTGTTACAAATGATTGTCCAGAGACAAGATATGCCATTGGAAGCGAAGCAGCATCGTTAACAATCATACCGCTAACAGTTCCAAAATCTCTTCCGAGATTATCACCAGGTGGATCATCGTTTGTAAAGAATACACGATAAATTGCATTAAGATCGTTGATAAGGTTATCTCCGAAGTCGATTCTTAGTGCGGCTACATACGGGAAGGTTCTGTTTGTTCCAGTATCATCCGCAAACACTAATCTGTTAACATCGGTATTTTGATAGTTATCAATAAACACGCCACCTGCTGGAAGTTGTGTTTGATACAATGTGTAAAGAGTATCACCAACGAATCTGAGCAGAAGGTCAGTTGTTCTACCAACTTTAATTCTTGGAGAACCAGAGTCGATATCTTCAAATAATCTTAGTTTATACTGAACGAACTCGTAAATTTGTTCAGCTGTTCCATTATTACCATTGATGATAACATGGAAGTTATAGGGACTGGCTCCGATATTGCGTAATTGCGCAGCATCGTACCATGTAATCGACATGCCCGTATAAGGAGATGTTCCGGATACGGTGAAGTCGGTATGTGTAATTTTAGGATCGGTAGCATTAGCCACAGGGAATCTATATTCTTGATAAGTAACTGTGGTAACACCGATATCGGTCAATGTTGATTGGGCGTATGTTTTTGCGTATTCACGAGAGAATAGTTTTACATATGAACGTGAATCAAAATTACCGTGAGTCACGTCACCATAAACTTTTACCGCCTCGTTAATAACACCAGAATATACAAAGTCTGTAGCAGCCCCACTAACATTAATTAATTGATAATAGATATTATCACCGGCTCCAACGGAACCCAGTGTAATAATACCTGCATATTCTTCTTGAGAAACGCCACCAGTGTCTTTAAGGGCCCAGCCTCCAGTCCGTATTAATTTTCTGGTATTATCGATCGAATCTCCAGCAACGAAATTCCAACCGTTAACCAATTCGAACTGTTCGTCTGTGATAGGCGTCATTGCGAAGGGGAATTTAATTAGAATTGTATCTGCTTTCCACTCTTCTTTAAGAAATGAATACAAACATTTCAATGTAACTCCATCTTTCGATAAGTTACCCGCCACTCTCAGCTGTATAGCTAGACCGCTCCAGTTGATGACTACTTCTGTACCTTGATTTAGTAAATCAGGATCGGTTATTAGTGCCATTTAGATCTCCATTTTTATCTTATAGTTATTAAGTAATTAGCATTACCAACAATCGTGGCATCAAAAGTCATTTTTATTTGATCTATAAGCAATTCAAAATGTGTGCCATCGTCCTCATCAAGTATTAACTTATTACCCAACGAAATCTGGTCAGGGGATACTTGATGGCCTTTAAATTTTCCATCTGTTGAATCTACTATTGTAAAAAATTGTTCCATAATTTTATCCTGGACTATATACTCTATCAAAAACTTGTTGTATTTGTAAGGTCGAATCTGTTGTAGGATGCGTATAACTGAGATATACGACCGGTAAATAATAGATATTAAATATGCGCATATCTGTTGAAGTGCTGGCAGGTAAGGCAAAAGTGAAACTTCGATTATCTGTTGTTCCATCGATAGCATTCTCAATCCCAGCCAATTCTGTTTGCGTACCGGCTGCATATATCCTTACCTCAGTATTATCCTTCATACCAGTGAGGGTCAGGGACTTGTCGTTATTGATTATGATCGATGAGGGAGGAACATTTTTATATGTCGGAGTATCCCCTCCGCCAGCAATGGTAAGTGTAACTTCTCCACCACTAGTATTATATATTGCAGCCCCAACTGTACCAGAACCTGTGTATCCCGTGAATTTATTTCCTGTAAATACATAAGATCCTGGAGCAGTTATCTGTATCGCGTGTCCCGAATTATAAACGAAGTTTGCATAGGATATTCTTTGTGGATTGTTTGATATCACATAAGCCACGTCTGCCCCAGCAGTACTTCGTGAGAAATTACAACTCGTAAATGTTGCATTATCTTGGACTATTTGTAAACCATTTAGGAAAGAACACGAAGTAAAGGTAGTTTGGGTATTTGCCAAAATTCTCCGGAAGGTATCAAAAGTACATCCAGTAATATTTGCAAGGCCATTCAATCCACTAACAGTATAATCTGGACGTGTATCAAGTGTTGAGCTCATTCCAGAGCCTCTACTATTAAAGAAACAGTTAGTCATAGCGATGGTAGTAGAAGCATTTTGTAATCCAAATTTAACCCCCGCAAAGCCGATTCCAAATCTTCCTGATGGAAATACAAGAACTCTATTTGAATCATCGAAGCCGGTTGCTGTATTTGAGCCAATAGTTAACGCTCCTGTGACATAAAGAATTCCTTCTTGTGTAGATACAACACCATATCTATTAGTTAATGTTCCCTCATCATAAGATATAAAATTTGAAAAAGTTCCTCTGGCAGAAGCACCATCGCCACCAGTAAGTATTAGTCCAGAACCTACTGGAACAAAATCAATAGCATCCATCCCAAGATTTGGCGCTTTTGAAGTAGCTGCACAGTCTGCCTGTACGCCAAACATATCTATAGTTGTTAATGTAGCGCCGGTGCCCTGAACCACATTCCGATAATTTGCTATATTCGGATCGATTGGAACAATTGTGAATCCGCCTTTGATGGGGTAGGGTTGTGTATAAGGCGCTGCAGTTACTCCGGACCATACATAATATTGCCAATAGTTGGTTCGAGCTCCGGTACCCATTTCTAAAATAAGTCCTGTACCATCTAATGAGTCTTTATTTGTAATTGTAACTTTCGCAATCCATACATTTTGAGGAGAAGAAAAATTATACGATGCTGCGGCATTTCTATAATAGAATCCTGCCTGAGAAGTTTTTACCTGTCCGGAAATACAGTTTGTTCCCTGATATTTAAAGTCAGGCTCAATAGCGGCTGATGTTACACCCGCGGCTGTCCAGTTCGTCGCCGTCTCTGCGTCGTTTACTCTGATTCCTGTAAAAAGTACGTTTGCAATTGCCATTAATTAACCTTCAATTCATACATTCCAAATGTTTCCTCGTCATCAAGATATCCAAGAAATTTTCCGATTAGTTGTTTAGACTTAAAGAGAAGTAACTGATGAACTATTACATAATCGCCTTTATTGTTTTCTGGATTAAATCCGTGTTTCACAACAATTGCAGGAAGAAGAAGGCTCTCAATAAGTTCCATTATAATTTCTTTTCCTGTAGTGATCACCGCATCTTTTTCCGTTTCCATAGCAAAGATCCAGTTTCCCCCATTCATAGTATTAACCGATAACATCACATGACATTTATCAGGGCGAGCATCTTCATCCCCATAATCCTTTAGCCATGCACACTGAAAGGTGGAACAGCACTCTGGACGCGTTTCATAAATACCACATTTATATGTGGGGCAATCTTTTAAAAAGGGGCATTGTACTTTTGCTGGTTTTTTAAATGCCGCTCCGACAACCTCAGTTATCTCACAGCAAACATAGCATTCCCCGCATTCTCTTGGCATATCGTTAGTTTTGGATATAGTCCTATAAGTACTTTATTATAATAAAATATGGCATTATAGTCAAGCCCCAGTAATAGAAAAGGCGGCCATTTCTGACCGCCTTCTATTCGATAAAGAGGTGAGTCTTATCGATTATTGCGTGAGTGTGATCTTCGCGCAGGAAAGGTTATTGAGAATACCCTGTGAGATAGTCTCGTAAGCCGACCACTTAATAAGATTCCGCTTCTTCTCGACCCAGAACTTCGTGTCGTTAAGAATGAAGAATTTACCAAGGAATTCCTGTGATGTAAAGGCATAAATCGTCTTTTCAGGAACCAGGTCGCCCTTATTCGTTACAACGAGTTTCTTTCCAAGCAGGGTGTCGTACTTATACCCATTGATGTACTGTTCGCCGGCTACGCCCGAACCGATTGTGGTTGCAGGTAGAGCAAGGAACTTATTGAAGTCGGCCAGGTTCATAAGAACTAGGTCTGTCTTCAGTGGGTTGACGCCTGTGCTTGAGCCCTCGAGGGTGTTGAACAGCTTCACGAATGCACCGATTTCAATCGTACCTGCCGTTGTCGGCGCGTATGTGGTTGATTTACCGGACACTGCGATAGCTGCGTTAACACCTGTCATCCAGGCTGTGTCTTCGATTTTCTGAATGTCTTTGATCGAGTTGCGTTCAATGACTTCAGTAATCGGCATTTCGTATGCTAGTAATTCTTCTTCCGTCTTCTGGAACTCTTCTGACGAAATATTGAAGAACTGCATTTCTGAGCGCTTGCCCTCAACGTAACGAACATCTGGATTACCGCGAAGGTTGATCATCATTGCTGACGAATCTGGTTCGATGTCGATAATCTTCACGAGCTGGTCGTGATTGACTGACCGCTGTAGGTCTGCCTTTGTTACATATTGCGGGTTGACAATTTTACGTGCGAACGAAACTTCACGAAGCTTCGTACGTATAAAAGCTGCTGTTTCAGCTGCTACTTTTTCGTGCTCGGTATCCAGTTTCTGGACAAAGAGCTCGTTGACTGTTCTTGGATTTAGATTTTCCATTGTGAGCTCCTTAGATAACGTAGATATCCATTGCACTAACTGTAGTTCCAAGATAATCGATGCTTCTTGGAGCTACCATGCACAGCGCGACGTTCGTTGAAGATGCGGAACCTGCGGCCAACTGGCCTGCAGCGTTGACTTCGAGATATTGTCCCACAGTCGGTGATCCGGTGAACACTGTCGTACGTGCCCAATATTTGCCAGCGAGTACTGTAACCTTCGTGGTCTTCAGGACATCGGGTGCCCATTGACCTGTCGTTTGGTCACGTTTTGACTCATTGAAAACTGGCCATGCGAACTTCGTTGCGGCTGCAGGATACGCTGCACCGGTCCCGTTCCATGTTACCCATAGCCCCTGGAGACCAGAAACTAGAATACCTGAACTTGGATCGATTGCGAGATCTCTGCGCGTAATGAGGCTCAGATCAGTTAATACTGTAAACATTTAAGTTTATTCTCCTTCACTTAGTAAATATGAGGTTAAAGAATCATAACCTCTTCCATCAGGGATATCGCTTAACTTTCCAAACCCAGAAAAGAAATTTCCATGATAGAGTTCTGCTGCTTTCTCCATAACCTCTAAATCTTCTAGAGGCCTGTCCCTCAGTTCACTGAGTTTTTTTAAAACATCTTCTGCTAGAAGAACGTCATTCTCTACAAGCCTCTGGACAACTCTTTCCGCCAATTCCTCACGAGCAAGTTTTTCTCTCATCTCACGAAGTTCGACTTGTTGAGTTCTAAGAACTGCAGCAGCTTGTTTCAACATCTCTTTTTTAGTGTCCATAACGCTTCTCCAGCATATCTGCAACTATTGCAGCTCTTGCAAGATCATCTAGCAGAGTATCCTCTTCAGCAAAAGCTTCGAGATACTCCGCTAGCTTCTCCACTTCTTCGTCTATCGCCTCTTTCTTTTCAACCGGTTCCGGTTCGGATTCCGGCTTCAGAGGCGCATTTAAAATATCATCAAGTTTCATGATTCACCTTTCACAGAGACCTAGTGTTACTCAGCAACTTCAGCTAAACCCTTAAGAACCGGTAGAGGGTCTATGCCTTGGTTTTTGAGTTCATCTGCGAAGGATCGATAAATAACAGACTCGGCCTCTTTCTCAAGAGCATTCTGTCGATCACTCTCGATAAGAATCATAGCAAACTTCTCGAGCATTTCAGGAGTAACATTACTGCCAAACTCCTTAGCCAAAACAGCTTCCGCCGTCTTAACATATTCCTCGATTACTGCTTTAGCCGTATCTGACATTAGTTATCTCCTCCTGAGAGCATGTGACCTGCTGCAACTCCAGCACCGATACCAGCACCTACTGCGGCTTTAGGATATTCTCTAATAAGCCCTGTGGTCTTTCTCACTGCCTTCGTTACACCAGCTGCTACATTGCGAAGAAACTTTTGATCTTTAGGAATTATCTTGCCGAGTGCTGCTTCTTTCTTTACTTCTTCTGCGAACTCTCTAGCAATCTGACGTCCGATTTCTTCATATTCAGCGACCTTCTGAGTTTCCTCAAGAATCTCACTGTCTCGTTCCATTAAACCGCGTGCAAGACTTTCCACGTCATTAACGTCGAATTCTGTGCCGTATTCTTCTTTTAGAAGTGACTCGGCTGTTTCAGCATACTTCGCAAACATGAACTGAACTTCTTCAGCCATCTTTGAAAGTTCCGCTTCCTTCAGCATTTCATCATAAACTTCGAGTAGGCGTGCCATTGGTGGTATCCTCCCCTTATTTATTTTCGCCGAAGTAGTGGTTCCAAAGACGAGTAACAACCTCTTCGTTTGACGAAGCTTGCTTTACATCTGCTGCTACTGGCGGATTTTCCGTCGGAGCTGTTGGTGCTGTAACCTTAGGATCGGCCTGGACCTGTCCTGCGGCTGTCATCTTTGCTTCTGCACCTAACGTTTGTTCTTTAATAACGCCAACAACCTTTGCAACTTCACCAAGATTTACATCTGAATTCGATACTTGGACTGCTGGATTGTCGCCTTCTGCTGCAGTATTTGGAGTAACGCCTGTCACACCAACAGCAATCTTCTCCAGTTCATCTGCGAAAGCGCGGGCCATAATACGACCTGCCGCATCATATTCTTCTGCTAACTTGCGAAGCTCGGTATTTTCGTCGCTTGGGGTTTCGACCGGAGCTGCTACAGGTTCTGCGGAAGCAGGAGTTTCAGCTGGTGCTGCAACTTTCTCTAGTTCTGCAATAATTTCTTGAAGTGTATTTCCCATGTTAAAATGATCTCCTTTAATTAGGTTGGGTATTAACATTATACATAAAAATTACCTTAATGTCAAGGGTTTGTTACGCCTATGACATCGTTATATAGTTCTTCGAACTTTTCCGGGCCCAGTCCATAGACCACTCGGTCTAGAGAGCCCAATTTTTTTAAGTCTTGTTTAGCTTTTGACAATACCCAACTTCCAGCTCCAACGCCCGTTAAACCTGTCATAAAGGGGTGTTTCCGAGCAATATCTTCGAGCTTTGTTATTGGTCGTCCTTGACGCAATTTATTCTCAACGGAACCGGCATAAATATATGACGCGGGGATTCCAACGAGAAGGCGTGCAGACCATGGAACTTTTACCTCCGCACTCTTTTCTGAAAACATTTTCTTTTGAATCGTAGTTGTACCAAGCGCTGCTGCTCCCACGAAGAGAGGAATTAGCCATTGGTTTTTCATTAGTAATTGATCAAATTTTGATAGTTGCGATAGATCTGCTTTTGTTGCATTCATCAGCTTGGCATATCCCAGATACAATCCACCTAATCCTGCTAATGGAAGCATAGGACTTTTCTCTGGAGAATATAAAGAAGGACGGGGACCCTTTGGTTCACCCACAGTATGTTCCGGAAGCTTTTGAATCATCTTTCCGATAATACCTTCTTTTGCCACCTCTAGATCTGCGCGTTTTACAAGAACACGTTTTATAATAAGAGGTTTAGTCAATGATAATTCAGGAATATAATCCATTAACCGAGCAGCAATTTCATGATTAAATCCATCAATGGTTACATCAATTGGGATCTGTGGCTGCTCATCCATATCCATAATGATCGCGCCTTTTTCTAAAATCTGATCTGCAAATGGACGACGATCCATGTTAATAAGGACTAATCTTTGAAACTCTTCCTGGCGAGGCATAATTCGTAAACCAAGGAAGGTCGATAGTATATCTGTTAAAGAGTGTTCTTCTGCAATCTTGTCTAAGATAGGGGTTGGAATCTTTTTCTGAGAATCAAGAATAAGATTATTAGGATCAGCCGAAAATCCCTCCACTGTTCCAGGGACTTCCTTTGTAAGCGCTGATTCTTTTAGACCGCTTCGTTTCAACCATTCTTCTCCAATTAGAGCTGAAGGTACTGCTGGAGGATCTTGAACCGATGCAACTTTTGCAATAACTCCTGCAGTCCTGTCGGCAGGTATTCTTACAAATGAAATATCAAAGAAAGTTAAACGATCATCGTTGACAGCCATTACTCTACGGCCGTCAGGCAATATTCTTCTCATTTCGTAGCGCAGATGATCGCAGTATTCGCCTGTATTCTTTGCACGATTACCACAAATTGAACATTTATCAGATGGTGTGCGGGTACCCATAGATACAGCTGGAAACTCGCCTGTCTTCATACGTTCAATGATATCTTCTGCTTTGGAATTATCTAATTCTACCACTAATTCAACACGATGCATGTCTGGATTATGTGAAGCATATATTACTTTACCAGCACTCTCTTGGGGATTCTTATTTCGATGATGGCGATATGCATAAGCATGCTTTTCGAACGTCTTATGAAATCTTACAAGTTGATCATCTGGGAAATAATCCCCGTTAAGGTTTGGACCGTAGTAATCACCCGACGTCATAGCATTAACAAGAATATAGGTATGATCGGCTTTCTTTTCTAGGTGTCCAATAAAATCTTCGACATCTTTCTTGTAACCAGCCGTTTTCTCAAGAATATCTCCATTAAGAAATGTAATAAGCGGTTGTCCGTTATTATCCTTTGGAGAGAATGTTGTAAATTTTATCATGTTATAATCCTAAACTCATTTGATTGGGATCGCCTTTTGATTCACGACCACTAACGCCTTTATATGCCCCACCAGCTTGTGGACGTAAGGATAAGAATGCAGCACCCATAGGCGTAGAGTATTCAGCTTGTGGTGAAGCTGCTCTAATGTTCTTTTGTACTTCGGTGATACGTCCTACCATCTCAGGAAGAGGTCCTTGAGCCACATGATGCATTTGAAGTGCTTGTTTGATATAGGCTCCTGCAGACATTGGTTCTTGTGCTAGTGTTGGAGAGAAATGCCAGAGCGCGTCAAAATAACGTGCAGCTAGATCTTCTTTCTCTTTTAATTCTGGGTGTAAATCAAGCATAGCATCAAATCGAGGTTGCTTTGTAGCTTCGAGTTTATAACTTGTCCAGGATTTTTCCGCAGCCCGAACTGCTTCGAATATGAGTGACCCGATACCCATCGATCCTCCGATGATAGCCATATTCTTTATATTCTGTCCTACGGGTGTTCGAGCGATTCCTTTTAGACTATCCAGAAAATTTGTTCCTATTGCAGTCTTCTCTAATTCTGCTCGAAACGCTGCCATCTTTATAAGAGTAGCTCCGGAAACCTTTCCTTGTTTGTGCTGTTCAATAAAGTCTGCGACTTTGATCATATCATTTCCTTATTTCATAGTATAACGATTGGATACCTGAGACATAGGCATTGCAGCATCACGTGCTTTAACTTTTTGCATCTGCGAATGTACTCCGGCGGTTCCTGCAACTCCTAAACCCACACCAAGTAGAACTTTCTTTGTTGTGCTTAAAGGTGCAGCTTCTTTCAAATGTTCACGGACAATGATTGCTGCAGAACCTTCTAGTTTCGACATGCTTTCAATAGCTTCGGCTTTCTTTTCTCTTAGCGTTAAAAATTCTTGTGTATCTTTCACTAATAAGCCAGCCTGCTTAATAATCTCGTTATTTGGATTTACAGTGCCTGCAGTCTTTACCACAGTATCTAACGCTTTTGGATAAAGTTCATGTGCTAGTTTTTCTCGAGATTCGGTTAGAATTTTTTCAACAACAGGAGAATCATAAATTGTAGTAATAGCCTTTTCGATGTCTCCAAAAGACGTTCCGCCCAAATATGCCTGTTTGATTAAATCATGAAGAATAGAAGAATTTTTCTGGAAACGAACATCCACTTCATACATAGAGTCGGTTAAACGATCATCAAGCGCAGCCAGCTTGTATGCTTCCTTTACCATCTCTGTTTCACTTGGAGTTGTTTCTTCCACGGAGGCTAACTTCTCAAAGTTTGGATCGGAGATTTCAGAGGTTGGTTCCTCTTCATAATCTTCTACTGAATATTCAGCTTTCTTTTCAGTTCCGAAAACAGCCTCACCAATTTTTTCAATTGAGGCATTCTCAAATTGAATATATTTATCATTGGTTTGATTCATAAGCTGTACATAAACTTCGGTGTTGGCGCCCTCAACAACTCGTGCAATTTGATCGCGATTCAGTCCGTGTTCTGATGCGATTTTTGTAATAGTCTCATTGAGGGGCTTTGCCTCTTTGAGATATCCATGGGCTGCTTCATTTACATAACTATCGATTTCCGCGGTTGTGAACATGGTTATACTCCGTTTTAATTTATTATAGTTAAAAATCCATATATAGTCAATACTATTCTTATTCTGGGGCAGTTGTACGCGTATACAATTCCCCGATTAAATCTCCGTACAGAATCGAATGAAATGCGTCATCCGCATTAGTATTGATGTATTTATACTTACCCTTTTCCTCATCATAATCGACCATTATATTGAGAATATCACGGGCAAAGGGTTCAAAGTCTTCCCATTGAGGGAAGATGATTTGTCTGTTTTTTATCTTCTGGAATAGCCAGGTCATAGCCCGATTTCGACTTAAAGTATAGGCATTGATCTTTAGATTCCAAGACATCATTTGTTTCTGATTACCTTGGTGAAGAAGCGCAATAAGCCGCGTAGGGTTTGCGATTCTTCTTCGGATTTCACTATTGACAGCTTCTCCAAAGCCAGCATCGGCACCAATGAGGATTGCGCCCCAACGAGCAAACTCACGGGGAACGTCACGGTGGATAAATGCATAATCTGATTCTTTTCCTTCATATTTTTTCATGTAGAGGATTTCTGTTGTGGTTCCTCTACGTTGTAAGACGCTTAAAACAGTCTTTGAATTTTCCGAGTTAATCGGGCCCCAGTCAATACCAAAAAACTTTGGATATGACTGTGTATATCCATCCGGTTCGGTTCTCATAGGTCCGCCCGTACAGCATGCACGTATATCAGCTTCTGTAATAGGTTGGACTCCAGCATCATATGAAAGACCAAGATATTCGTTTAAGAAAATACCCCGGGGTTTCGTATGGAAAGGAATATAAACATCCTTCTGCCAATCTACCCACGGAGAATGAGCAAACATTAGAACTGATACTCTGAAACCTTCGAAAATATATTGCCCATTCTTTTCCGATATATGCGACTTCGGATTTGTTCGTACCCATTGTCCATTACGAGCATCGATAGACTTATGACAGAAACGACAACCTAATCCCCACGGTTGAATGTTTCCTTCATCAAGATAATTCCATTTTTGACAATGGTCGCAAAAGACGAACCACTCGTTGCGTGTAGAAATGTCCCATCGCTTTGCCAACGTGCCAATAGTTCTTTTTGGCGTACCTGCGTAAAGCGTACGTTTATAGAGCGAACGAGCCATTGCCTGCTGAATGACGGTGATGTTGTCATCCGGAATGTCTTGTATTTCGTCAGCGAAGAGCATATCAACTGATAGACCACGAGCCTTATCGGCTGAGGCTGCTGCATAACGAAAATACATTGATGAGCCATTAATAAACCGTTTATGAAAAACGTTTTGAATCTGACTCGAATTGAGGAAATGTCTTTTGATGAGAGGCGTCTGATCAATGACGGGAGTAATTCTATCATGAGAAAAAACCTTGACCTGTTCAACTGTGGGTGCGATATATAAAGTTCGGAAACCGCCTGAGAACTCCGGGCGCGTCTGTGGCATAATGACCATCTTACCCAGCGCAAGATTAGCAAGTGTTGTAGATTTAGCAACCTGACGTGACGTGCATAATACGATCTCAGGAGGATCAATATTATAAATGATTCTCATATGTGGATAGTCATCCAAAGAAAAAGGTTGACTATTCAAATAAAAGAACCCTTCGATAAAGTCCGACATTTGAAATGAAAGTGTTGTTGCCATGTTAATGTTTTGTGCTTTTACGTCCGCCTTGACCACGATATTTTTTCATGGTTCCGCGCTTGGTACCAAACTTTGTACCAAGACCACATCCTTGACGTGTTTTCTTTCTATGTGGTTTTGGAGCGTATGAATCTTGTGCTTTTCTAGCCATTATTTTGGTAATCCTGCTATTATAGTATCTGCGAGCGCTTTAAACTTCGGGTTTGTCATGTATGTCTTTGAATAACCCGCAGTACCCAAATAAGCCCCGCCCGCGATCGTACCATAGGGAATAACATTATGAGGGAATGGTGCCAGGTACGCCGCGTTACCCGCGACTTGAGCACCAATGGCCGCTCTTCTAAGATAGGGATGGAAGGTTTTTCCAACCTCATCAAATTCTTTGGCTTTCGCCACCGCTTTCTGTAGTTGTGGAACATTTTTTATCCTCTGTATGGTAGATATTACTTTGGGATGATTTTGAATGGCTTGTATTGCCATGGTCAACTCATGTGCCAAAGCCTCCTTGTTTAAACCAAGATGTGTATTAATTTCCTTCTTAGTTTCGGGAGCAATGGGTAACTTCTCTTTTAATCTTCCATACCATTCGGGGAAGGATTCATTAGTTAAACCGCGAGACCGTGATACGGAATACCAATCGGCCACAGCTTCCATTTTATACTTGAGAGGGACTGTTGTTTGATCCAACCCTAAAGCTCTATAATGGTGTAAATTTCCAGGCGAATGATAATGCTTCTGAACAGCCGCTCTCCACGTCTTATATGTTTCTGGATCTCTTGTTCCTTTTATTCCCGCCGGACCTTCGAACCAATCTCTATAAGGAGCAAATTCAGAAGGTTTTAATTTGGACAAATCGTGCCCAAGAGTTTGTCCCCAACCAAGACCCATAGTCCTCATAGGTTTTACAACATTGAATTTATGTTTCGCTACATATTTTCCATATCGAAGTCCTGCCTTAGCTTCCGGATTCTGTGTGTACCAGCCAGCTAATGCGGCAGCTCCTACGGGGACAAGTACTTTTACTAATGGTGAAATTGCTGAAGTCTTCTCGTGATGTTTGTCATATTGATTCGCCAAGGCTAAAGCACCTAAACCAAAAGCAGCTGCTTGATAAGGTCTTTGAGTTATTGCTTGAGCGGTACCAGCCACTACAGCTATGGGTGCTCTTACGACAGATGGGGGAATCATGTGTCGAAGTGCTCGCATGCTTGCAGCACTTTCTTCGATTATATTAAAAGGAAGAAACTTGTAGTATTTCGAACTAGCCTTTCCTTTTGCGGAACGAATACCGTGCGACAGTTCATGACGAAGAACAAAGCGATCTACATCTCCTGTAGAATGTTTTTTAGTAACTATTAATCCTCGACCTTCAATTTTGGCTTTTTCAAGTTTATCCGCTGGTAGCTTTAATTCTTTCTTAAAAGCTTCTATGTGTGGTGCCCAATCTTTATGAGGAACATGAAATCCACCAAGTCCCTTTAATGTACCAAAATTCTCTACCTCAAAGATCATTGGACGTTTAAATCCTTTGGGTAATGCCGCTAACTTTTCCAGTATGTCTTTAGCTTTGGGGGTCATCTTGTGTTCCAGGTTTTATAGGAGAAATCTCTTCGTCATAAAAATCTACTAATTTTCTAAAGAGGTCATGATAGATACTACCCTCTATTAACTTATATATTATATTGTACTCTTGAAGTGCGGGAGTTCCTGTTCCGTACTTATATGCCGTCTTTCTATTATCCTCGATTTGTTTGAAGAGTATCGCGAGTTCAGTATAAATTCTTCGCCCCGTAGCCTTATCTCCACGAGCATTTGCTTCCTTTGCTCGGGCTACCTGCGTCTCAATCATTTGAAGAACCATTCGTCCATAAGCAATTTCACGTTCGTATTTGGTTTCTGGATCACCGAGTTCAGCAAAAGGAATTGGAGCTTTTTCCCATTGTCCGGTAAATAGATTGTATGCACCTAAAGAGTTGCTCCAATCATTGTCTTGAGTAAACTCTTGAAAGAAGAAATTAATCGGATGTTTTGTTCCAGGAAGATAATTTGTCTTCTTATTGAATACCTTAAAGACAGGATGCCACTGATCAAAAGTTTCTCCCTTACGTGCTACGATATTAATGTCAATATCCGAAGTATCAGAATATTGATAACCTACACTTGACCCTATAAGTGTAGCAGAATAAAGTTTACCCAAAGGAAATACCTGCTGAAGAAGATTAAAGATGTACTCCTTCACTTCCGGTTTTACTGTTTTGTCAGGATTCCAGACTGCTGGGTTAAGATATGGTTTTGGCGTATCAAATAAGGACATTATCGTTTCTCTAAAAATCTAGACATCAATTCTTTTCGTTGGTCAGGTGGTATTGAAATACCTATACCCTTATCAGATCCCTTAGGCACAATAACAATATATTCGAATCCCTTTGTTATATAGGAATCATAGGGATAGGTCTCGATTCGTACCGATTGCTTTCCAATTTGAACCCTTGTACCATCCTGTGGTGCTGCATATGCTTGAGGCATCAATGAGAATTCGGTTGTATTATTGCCAAATTCTTTTATCTCAAATTTATCTACGGTGAAATAATTGTAGGCAAAGATGGATCCCCCAAATAGCATATAGAAAGTTAGTGGCCAGTATATTCCTTTTTTCACGATATCTGTTATGGTCTCGATTCTGGTTGTAAGAAGAAAGCGCCAGCCGGAAAAAACCATGCCCCAAGCTTCCTTCTCAGTCTTTGGTTTTCGTCTGTGTGTTGGCATATTAGAGTCCTGGTGTTTGTGGTAGTCCTGGTTTCTTTAATATATTTCCAGTTAGAATACCTTTTGATACTTGGTTATATCCGTCTTTGCGTGTAAGAGTTCCAAGCATCGAGTACTCCATTTTACGTATTGCTTTAGACTTCATTTCAAAATCTTTGGTTGCCACAAGATCTGACATTAGGGGTGCTCGAGGAAATTTAAAGGAAGCTACTTTTCCTCCAAGAAGATCTGAAGTACCTGAACCTGATAAGAGAACTTGATCCTGAATAACCGGACCTACACGATCATCCTTAGCCATAATAATTGGCTTCCCTTTTACTATCTTCTTTTCCAGAATAAATTTGGCTTTATCCGTCATAGGTTCCTTCCCAGATAATCGTGCTTGTTCACTAAAAGTAAGTTTACGATCATCCATCTCCTGATCTAATCTTCCCGCTATTGCTTCTGGTTGTTCGTTCATTTTGTTGCTAGGGTTTTCTTCATCTCAAGATACTTCTTTGCCTCATCATAATCAAACTTCGTAAGCCAAGACTCGCGATCCATAAGATCGGGATACTTCTTATTTACAACTTCCTTTGTAACTTCTCGCATTGTCTCTCCACTCTCTTGAGGAAAATAGAAAGTTTCAATATGACGTCTCTCGGCTCCTGTAGGAAGCATGGTTCGTGTCGTATCTGAAGTTACCCAGTGCGGTCCTTTGAGCCCAGCATTGGTCACATATCTTTGTGCTTCGGCTGTTTCGGGTTTATGGTAATGGACACGAGATAAGGATGTTGCCTCTAATTTTGGAGCCTCTTTCTCCAGAGCTTTTGCCAGGTCACCAATACCAGCCTTGGCTGGAGTCGCTAAAGCTCCGGCTGTCATAGCCGTAGCTAATCCCTTACGGATCTTTGGAAACTTGTCGAGAAACAGAGCTTGCTTTTTAAAGTATTCAATTTGCTGAAGACGTTTCTTTGCGTGTGCTTCGGAATATGGGCCACCCAGATGTTTTCCCGAATGACCATAGATATGATAACCATCTTTCTCCTTGCGAATAATAGCAATCTTAATAAGAGACGATTGCTTAGCAAAGTAGTCAGCCATGTAGTTTGTATTACGTGAAGAGCTGTTGGCTTCAGCATAAGGATTTCTCATGCTACGATAACCCCACTGAAGTTCATTGATTTCTGCAATGGAACGATCCACGACCCCAGCAACCTTAATTCGTTTTCTAGGATCATAAACCCCACGATATCCCGCCTGTTGAGAATTGAGAACATCAACAGTTTCATCTACTAAGCCGGCAGTTTTAGTTGTCTTTTTCAAAACATCTGCAATTGTTTCGGCTGGGGCATATTGAGGACCAGTAGGAACTCTTGTTTTAAGTCCGCTACCGATGGCTCTCAGTACACGTCCTCGGGGAATCATAACTCCATAGTGAGGAGAATTTCCTGTAAGCTTTAAAATAGTTTTGGCGGCTACATCTTCCGCTCCTGCTATCTTACTCAATATTTTCTGGGCTTTGTCCGTCATCGTGTTTTTCCATTTGATTTAAGTTTTTTACGTCTTCATTCATTAACGCCGTCAGATCGGAAATTGATTCTGTAGTTGGAGCCGGAAGCTCCACATGAAGATCTCCTATGTTAATTATGGTTTGTTTAGGATCATCGAGCGTATTCTTATTTTGAAGTTTTACTTTGAGTTCTCCAATAAGATCCTGAGAGCTCTGTTTCTTATCCTGCATAGATTCCAGACGATCAGATATCTTTACTGCAAGTCCGGCAAACTTCTGTGCATCGTCTGGTCTGAGTTTTACATTTTTCTTGAAATAGAAGTATGAGTCTGTAAACATATCTCGAAGGAGGTCGTCCATCGAGAGTGTTGGATCAGATCCCAATCCCAGTTCCCAGACAAGTTGGGCACGATCTCCCTTGATGGCGAGTTTATATAATTTTCGCTGGTCTGGGTCGGTAAGGGCGTCGGAATATAATTCTTTATCATTGAATGTCCATCCTTCGTAGTTGGCGAAATAGCGAAGGAACATGGTAAAGTCTTCGGTCTCATAGGATATGTTATATTTTGAGTTGAGAATAATTTCGATGTCTTCTTGGTTGGCTCCTGCAAAGGCAAGGAGGTTCATGTATTTCATCATCCGCGGATCTTCCATCATACGATACGCGCCTTCACAACCCTTTAGAGATAAGTCGGTGGGTTTTTGAAAACGGAAATAGAAGAGAGGACTAAGTCCCCAGGACTTCAACCAATCTGGATCAGCTTCCATATTAGGAGTAGTAAAGTATTCTGGATTCGATGAAACAAGTTCATCTCGTAATTCCAAAATATCCTTTTCCTTAGGAATAGGAATCTTCCGTGTCTGAAGATCATCAACAAACAACGCAGAGGATATTTTCCCTGCGATTAATGTTTGCATATATTTACGTTCAGGTATTCTTACCATAGATTCTTTAGATCTTTCGGCTTCACCGGCCTTCGTTTCAAGCCGGCGCGATATCTTTTCATAATCTCGTATCGTACTTTAGGACGGAAGCGTGCCTCTTCTGACCGACCAATGATGAAATCTCTTTTATAGTTGAGTATCTGGCTCACAGAAAAATTCCAATCTCTAGCTATCTGTGAAAGGCTCTTTGTTTTCTCAAGTTCTAAAAAAGCTTCTTTGCCGCCGATCTCCTGTACTTTATCCCACGTTATTCGCGCCTTGGTTCCTGGTAATGGAGGACGGTGTTGGAATAACCGTTTATTCCATGTTCGTATCTTTGGCGGTTTCTTTAGATACTTAATATTCTCCAATACCGTTAAAATGTATTCTCTGTTTACTAGTGGCTGGTCGAAATAATTAATGATCTCCTGGACGGTTTTCCCCTCCTGGCGATACATATTCCATATGACACTAGACCAATTCATTATAATATACTATTTTTCTGTAGTAAAATCAAGAGGCTAAGGCGTTTTTCAACCTATCCCAGTTCCAACCCGGACTTAGATCAGATTTATCCTTTCGGACGTTGACATGCGTAATAATGCCCTGGAACTCCATCCACTTCTCATCAAACTCAAAACTTTCAGATATAGCCGTCTTAATTGAGAATTGTTCGCATAGATGCTTGACAAGTGCTATTGTGGAAACTACCTGGGGCTCATCATAGGCATCAAACCAGCGGAATGTACGAAATGCCCCCAGGCTTAAATCTAACATATCAAAATACTTTGTTCGATCGTTAACCAGATGATACATCTTTTTGGCGTTGGTAAACGGAGGCGTATCTATATCGAACGCATAGAGATATAGAGGATCAAACTTGGGCTGACCAAGCTTTTTATTTAGTTCTTCTCCGCTTCTCAGACCACCTTCGGAAGCTATCTCAATTCCGATGGATGCCTTATTGTAGATACCATTACGAGGATGTTTCAATCCAAGATGATGTGCCCAATATAAAGGATCAAACACTTCATAGATAGTTCCATCACGTTCCACGAGGTATGCGGTCGCGATACGGTCTGGGTTGGATTGCCAGTAGTTGAAGGTTGACTTCGCACTACCGCCCACGGTATGATGTAGGACTACTTGAGTTTTTGTCGTTTCTTCCTTAAAGTACTGATCGTCTGTCAGTCTTAATTGTCTGTTTATTGTTATAGTTGCCATGTCAGTTGGTGTATGATTCAATTCGTATAAATGCTAATTCGTCCAATAACTCCTTTAGTGGAAGAAAATACAACATATCCAATTTGAGAGATAACTTCTCTCTATTGTACGGAGTATAGACTGTATTTAAAGACCACTCCTCGTTACGTTCCGAAAACATCTCCACCATTTCAGAATATACCAAGGAGGCCTCACTAATAATCTTGGGGGCTGAAAGACTTAGGACACGTAAGTAATTAAGCATCTCGTCGGTGCTTAGTATATGTGCTAGTCCTTCCTTTTCTTTTACAACAACAAGGTGAGTATCGATAAATCCCAGAATAGCCATGTTAGTGATCACTTTTAATTTAGATAGAGACTCTAACGAAATAGTTAAGTGAACATCTACGTGTTTAGTTGCATCACGCAATGTAAAGATAACACCTTCGTTTTCGTTTCCGAAATTATGGGTGATGGTTCCGTGGCCTACCGCGTTTAGGTCTTTTATGTTTTCCCTTAGCTGTTGCCTTATGTGCTTTAATTCTATCACTTGAGGTATCTGGACCAAAAATTTGTTCTCCCAGGCCGATGGTTGGGAATAGAGGTGCGACAACGTCTTTCCGTCCAGCGGATTTGCGAAGCTGTATAATTTGCTCATTCCTGTGTCTTAAAAATTCAAGAAAATCGGGGAGTGTCTTTTGTCCTTTCAATGAATTGCAAGTAGGACAAATGAGTTCCAGGTTCTCAACTCCATGAATATTTCCTTCATAGTGCTTATGCGCTGCTCTGGGAACTTTGTGGTCAATGGTAATACCTTCAAAGGTTGTTGCCATTCCACATGTCTCACATGCTATATAATTCCCTGGAAGAAGGAGTCGCTTTATTCTATTATAAATCCATTCGGGGTTTAAATTTGTATGTCCCCTCATACGTTCGATTTCATCACAAAATCGCTGGGCCTTACTTCTTGACAGACCACGTAATGTCAATCTTGCTGCATTTAATTGCATATATTCCTTAAATTGAAAGTGCTTCACAGATCTGATCAAAAGTAAACTCAAATGCTTCAAGTAACTCTTCTGACGTCTCTGCTGGTTTGAAGAAGATTGTCCATTCTTCATCGGAGTATTGTAACTCCTTATAACTCTTAAAATTTGGGGCTACGAACATATTACAGAAATGAAACCACGCAAATTTTAGGGCTTCTATTTTATTTACTATTCTATATTTATCATCACCCGGCTCTACAAAGACTAGGCACTTTCCCGTTAGGTGTGCCCTAACAAATGTTATAAAGGCGTCCTTGTGCATAGATCCCAGATTTATAGATCCGGATACATATGGAGTAAAAGAAACCTGGGGAGTATTGATAACTATATTAGGTTGAAGCCAGGGCTGTTGTGGAACATTAGGTATAGTATAAGTTCCTGGAAAAACTGTACTCATTCCCGAGAGGTAGATAAAGGGTCCCGTATTTGGAGTACTAGAATATCCATTAAAGAGATAGTTTGCAAATAGATTAGGATCGCCTGTTGATGCTTGTTGGGCCATATAAAAATATGGGTAGGAGAGTCGCCCCTCCTACCCTTCCTCCATTTATTTTCGTTTAAAACTTTTTGGCTGATTCTCTAACCAGCTGTTCCGAATGTATTCGTACCACTTGATGTTAAACTCTTTGTTACACTTCTTACATTTCATGTGGTCTGTTACAATGGTCATACCTTCTTGCTTATCCTCTTCTTTTTCAACTGTGTTGTAGAAGAAAGAGGTACTTCCACAATCTGGGCACCATAGGTTCATATATGTATCTTATCGTTGTCTGTTATAAACCATTTCCAGGGCATCAACTTTGCAAAGATCTTCGCAAATCGCAATGATGTCTCCTGGGTGAACTGAGTTTTGATTACGTCCAAGCCTTTGAAGGGCTCCGTTAACGACGGTGTCGTTTAATTTTTTGAAAAATACGTAAACCACTTCTGTACAAATTTCATTTCCTGGGAAGAAGTTATAAACTGCCCAGCGCTTGGGAAGGTGGAGTTTCTCGATTACCCATCTCCAAACAAACCACAGTAGTTGAGCAAACCCATATGTATTCCCATTGTATGCATCAAAAATTTCCCAAACAGCTTTTTCGGAAGCTACTTTTTTCTTCCATCGATAAACCCGAACATCCATTCCATAGTCATCGAAGGTCTTATCCCAAGCTGTTAATCCTACCATGATATTCGCTTCAAAAAGCATTTGTTCCGCTAAAGGATTCCTTGGAATATTGACAAACCCAACAGCGGTATGTGTCCAACTATTCGTAAAAAAGCGAATCGCTTTTGATAGGAAATTTCCATTATAGTTATCGACGATAATGATATCGCCTGGATTGATTAAGAAGGCCATAGATATATCCCCACCAGTATAATAAAGAATAGAAACATCATTAATTCACCAAGAAGCCAAAGGATGTCATGTCGACTTAATTTAATAGGCTTCTCAATGAGTATTTCATCCCCGTATGGATCTGTCCCTTTATTTGCTAAAACGGGAGGATGAATAAAATGGTCCCCAAGTACATGGGGTAACGGTGCAATAAGAAGGGCCGATACTAAATGTCCCATCTTTGTTTTATGAAACCATCCATAAGTGATGGCCCAGCGCTGTAGCTTCTTTCCGCTAATGAACCACAGGAACCAATCTAGAGTATCGGGAAGAGATCCCGCGATTAAGCCGTATACTAAGAGAACCCAAAAGGTCACTGGTGACAGTGAGCCAAAAAACAGTTTTGCAAGGGCTAACATTAGTGCGGCGCCGGTAAGTGCATGATTTACGACTGTCATGACTATATGATAGGAAAATTGGTGGACTTATTCAAGTAGTTTGGTAGGTATAGTATACTAAAAATAATTGACAAAATCAAGTTTTCAGGTATAAGATTTAAAGCATTGAAACCTTTAATTATAGGAGTTTTTTATGAATCAACGACAATACACAATGGCATGCCTAATTCTGTTCGTTATTGTAGATTGGGTATTTGCCTTCATTCCCTTGGGAAGTATATTACTTCTTTATTTTGTTATCACCAAGAACCAATGGTTTAAAGTATTCCTTCAGGAAGGTTATGGAGAATAATGTCACTCTTTATTGTTACGGATAAGAAGACGAAAAAGAATCATGGGGTCTATCAAGTTCGAACTGAGGAAGATCTGAATATGAAAGATGTAACAGGATCTCCTTGGGTCAATACCTTATTTCTTATTTATCGTGATGATAGATGGGAATGGGTTCACTCAAGAGACTTCGAGCCACTAGATCTGGACGGAATGTTCAATGAGTAGGGTAGAGGCGAAGAATTGCCCCTTCTGCGGAGGGAGTACTATCGAGCTGGATATAAGCAAAGACACCCAGGCACGCTTTGTGCGATGTAGTTGTGGAGCCCAGGGACCGAGAGTAAGTCCAGCAGGAATGACTCTACATCTTTTTCAGGCTGATCTACAAGCCGTAGAAAAATGGAATACACGTAGTAGTGGTGTAGCCGAAAGTATTTATGAAGCACTCCAAACGATACTTCCGAGCTTCACTGTTTCGGGAGGTTTTCCATGTCAGGTGGAGAAACGTAATCCTGGAGTTACTGTTCTGAATTTTCCTAACTTTGATTTTGAATTGAAGTTATTTCGGGATGGTACTTGGGAGGTTGAGAGAAATGGACGACTTAAAGAAGGCCAAGAAGGAGATGTTGAAATTTCTGGCTCTCCAACTGAAAAAACGAGGTAAGAGTATAAAAGAAATTGCCCAGGAACTGGGCATTACACAAAAAGAAGTTAAGGAGCTGTTAAAATGAGTCGCATCGAAACAGGGCCCTTACGCTTTGGAAAAGATTGGACAGGTGTCTTCATTCGTGGAGATAATGCCGTCTCCATGGCTGCAGATCTCGAAGTGTTGAATGACATTCTGGGCCAGGATAATTTCTACCAACTCAAGTTGAGGGAGATTATTAATCTTTTCACTTCCTGCGTGGAAGGAAAAGAAGGCGTAGTCATACAATGTATTACTGACTTTACTCATTCCATGGAAAAGAAATGAGCAAGATCATCTGGATGATTGAGATGATCTACTACAGGAGCGGCTATAAGGAAGCGTTTCCGACTAAGGATGCAAAGCCGGAGATGATTCCACATCGAGTAAAGATAATTGCCTTTGATAAGGATGAGGCTAAAGAACTCATCTCGGAATGTAATCGAACTTATTCCGGAGCTTCTGTAGAAAGAATCAGAAAACCACAGGTACGCGGCCTCACCGTACAGAATCTGAAAATGATTGAAGAACTTCTTCTGAAGAGATTGAGTACCGCTATCATGGATCTCGAAACACATCCAGGTGATGGTCACCATCTCGAAAAGAAGATTGCACGGTATAGGGAAGTAGGGCGTTGGATTTTTAATATATCAGATGAGAGAGGTAGAAAATGAAATTCGAGTGGGATTGGGATCCAGAGTGTTGGTCATGGGGTAAAGGTCATGTTCAGGGCTGGAGCAGGCCTGATAGACTGAACTACATGTATGATAACCTACATCTGGGACCACTAACGATACGGTATCATTATAAGGAATGGAAGGAAAGACCATGAGTCTTCCGGTAGGAACTATGGTCCGTCTGAAAGTATCGTGTCTGAAAAATAGCCCGGGCGTACTGGGCTATGTTTTCAACGACTACAGTCAGGGATCACAAGTAATATTTGAAAATGGTATGTATGATGGCTTCTCCAATGGGGAGATTCCTATATACCTGAGATTGGTGGGAGAATCCGATTTCGCCTATAAGTTTACCAATGTTATTCAGCTTGGAAAGGATTTTGAAGATGGGGTCTTCACCAAAAGTTTTCGTGATCGACAGTCTGATGAAGGACCTGACGGATCAGGAAGTGAGACACATCCGAAGATCGTGGAGACGCTCACAGATGAGTCTATTCGGGCCCTCTATATTGATATCGCGAATGGTCTCGGTAATCATGGGTCTTTTCTGGTTACATTCGCTGATGCCTTTCTTAGGGCTGACGCGGAAAACTTTCAACTACTTAAACCAGTAGCAATGGAACTGGTAAGGAAATATAATCTATGAAATGCATGGCTGAAAATTACTGGTCCTTCTTTCATCGCTGGTCAAAATGGGAAGAGGAAAAGAATTCGCCTGTAACACGCGTCAATGCTTCGGGTAAGACCACAACCATAGGTTATTTCATTGTTCAAAAGAGAACCTGTGCACGGTGTGGTTTAGTCGAGCGCACAAAGCAGGAGCTTACTATATGATTTATCGTTCACGTACCGATCGTTGGCTGGGAGGAGTTCTTGGCGGAATAGCCTTGGGAATGAACTGGGATTCATTTCTTCTCAGACTTATTTATTTGATTTTCTTTTTTATGAACCCCTGGATCTTCGGGTTACTCTACGGAGCCTTGTGGTTATTGATGAGGTAATAAGATGTCGTTCGATCTTCAACAGATGGTGCAGGATATGATGCACCTTAATGTCCAAGCGCAACAGTGTTCTTCTCAGACACCCGAAGGAAAAACGCTTCAAGAGGTGATAGCGGAACTGGAGGGGCTACCGTTGGTACACTCACAGATGCCTGTGCCCCCTACAGCGCCTCCACCTAACAACTATGCCCAAGCGGACGAGATCATAGAGGGACCCGTCCTGCAGGACATCCTGGAGCGATTACGGAGGGTTGAAAGGGCTGTTGCAGAACTCCTGCTTAGGGCGAATAATGGTATAAGAGAGTAAGATAAAATCTCGATCATAATAATCTAGAAAGGAGACTAAATGTCGAGACATCACAATAGTGGGCCTATTGGTCCCAATATTTCTCGTGATGTATTTTTGGAGGACAAGTGGCTCTTACGCGAGAGACTCTTGCTCCCCTCCCAGAGGCTGTTTAATGAATTCTTTCATCAGCCTGCAGCACGTTTCGCGCCCATTCAAACCAACACAGGTGGAGGACAGCGTCGTATTTTGGGATATGACGATTACGTTGTCTCCGGACTTCTCAATCTTGGAACTGTTTCTCGTTGGGAACCTTGGAGCGATGGGCCTCCTCCCGAAGTTCCTGAGAAAAATCTGGTGGGAAGAAAGCAGCATCCTTGGGACATCGTGAAGGAATACAAGCACAATGAGGAGTTTAATCATGAGTATATGACTAAACCTGTCGCCTCTGCTTTTGAACAGGCGCATATTCCTCTGATCGTGATGTTGGATTCCATTGGATGCAGACAGGGAATATATCTCACCGAAGCTATGGGCGAGGAACGTGTCATCATCATTCCCAAATGGAAGGGCGTATATATTCCCGAAGTTTCTGAAGGAGATATCGTCTTTCCCAAGGGATATGCTTTTCCCAAGATATGGTACAGGGAAGAGCGCTTTGAGAACATTGTCGTAGCACACGACTTTGGTCGTTTTCACAAAGGTGCTGCAATGCAGGAAGAGTTGATGATGCAATCAGCTCTGCGCATAAGAAATCGTCTGGGGAAACCTCTTGAGAAGATGGCGGAACGAATTCTAAAGGTGAACGATCATTTCCTTCTGTGGGATGATTCCTTCAATTTTGGATTCTCTTTCCTCGTCGTTCTGAAGGTCCTGGAAAGTTTCGGAGTACGTAAGGAGTTCATGCATCTTTTCACTCCTATATTTGAACGTCAACGTCACCGGCCCCGAGCATGAACGGGGCCTTTCTTTTTTTGGCGCTTAAAGGTATAGAGAGTTTGTTTTCACCAAAACTGCGGAGCCGCGTTGGACCTATTATAAAAGGAGATGTAATGAAAGCACTTTTTTATTTTTTGATCGTAATGCTTTTCCTTGGGCCTCTGACTTTTGGATGCGTCCAGATAAACAAAGAACAGGATGAGGATATCGCTCTTCTCAATAAGATCGGAACTCTTCGTTCTGGAGATATTCTTCCCGGAGACGTGGAAAAGGCACTGAAGAGTGGTCTTATGGAGTCAACTCCACATTACACCTCCTTCAGATACAAAGCTAAATATGCCCAAACAGCCGGAGGAGGTTGTGCGAACTACTTTCCCGAGTATTGGATTACCGTGGATAACGAAGGGAAAATTCTGACTATTAAGAGGACCCAATGACATGGCACTGAAAGATGAAGTGAAGAAAGTCGCAGAAACAGTCGATGAGATCACCGATCGACTTGTCGAACTTTCGTACGATCTAGAGGAAGAGAAGGGTGAAGAGGTGAGGAGTAAGGCTCTTCAAATTAACGCACTAGTCCGTGAACTCACCAAGTTGAGGAAATGAGCTTCGTGCTTTTTTGCTTTTTTATTTTTTTTGGAGGATTAATTGTTTAGAAGACTGAAGGCACCAGTAATCTGGTATGAGCTGTTACTTTTCATTGTCGCATGTCTGCTCGGACTGGCCCTGTATCAGATGGGTTATACGAGAGGATTCGACGATGGATCTCAATATGTGATTGACAGGCTGAAAGATAAGCTTGAGCAATTTGATCGACAGAACCCTTTGCCTCCCAAGCAGAATAAGTGGGAGAAGAAGGAAGGAGTAATGTCATGAAATCAACTGTGAAAAAGAAACAGAAGAAACCCGTGGCCACCCTTGAAAAGAGGATGGTGGCTGCGCATAAGGAGTCGACTAAGGCACGAGAAGAGTACCAGGCTCTAAGGAGTCAGTATGAAGCTTCGGTCTGGGAAGACTTCAAAACAAAGTGGATTGGGAAGTACTTCAAGTTTGAAATTGGTGGTCCCGATCTTATCAAGTTCGGTAAAGTTATTGGTCCCGAGATGTCTGAGGGAAGAGAGTGGCTTGTTGTTCTTGAAATAGGTATTGATAAGACATACAGCTGGGTTGACCTTCAGATGATGCACTGGGATATATCCCGCTTTGAACATTATAAAGCTGAAGAGCTGAATCGTGTTGAAGTGAATCAGTTGATAGAGGATCTGGCAAAGTACCTAAACAACAATCTGGAAAAACTAGGAATCAAAATACAATGAAAGCATACGTGATTACCAATCTGGTGATCTGGGCACTCGCGTTTATCGGAAATATAGGAGTGCCAGGAATGGGAGCTTTCTTTATTATGGCCATCGGAATGATCGGGTGGTCTATCTACATTCTCGCACAGAAAAAGGCTGATCAATGATCGACCGCTTTATCGACGAATACCGATTCCTATCTAACTTCTACCCATGTCCCATACCTGTCGGGGATTTTCTATTTCCTAGTGTTGAAAATGCTTACCAGGCTTCGAAGACCATTCCCATGAATGGGGCAATGTTCGAAGGGATATTTCCTGGGCAGGCTAAGAAGCTAGGGAATATGGTCGGTGTTCTGAGACCAGATTGGGAAGAGGTAAAAGTAGGAATAATGGAGGATCTCCTCCGCATCAAGTTTGCAATTCCACGACTTCAGGAAAAGCTAATCGCCACAGGTGATGAGGAACTCATCGAAGGTAATAACTGGGCAGATCGTTTCTGGGGTATGGAATTTGTGAACGATGGGTGGGTGGGTGAAAATCACTTGGGCAAATTGCTCATGAAGTTGAGAGAGGAATATCGTAACGCATGAAAAGATTCAATAGCGTCGATTTGATGCGACTGCAAAAAATCGCGCTTCAACACCGGGCTGAACTTGTACTCCCCGCATATAAACATAAGAGGGGTCTAAATGGACTTTGCTATGTTCTTTCCGAAGCAGCTTATCATCTTGGATTAAAAAAGCTCGGATACCATCCCTTTTATAGACGAACAAGCCGTGGAGTACATTGGTGGTTGGGAGATCTCATCGAGGGTGATATTATCGATCTCACAGAACCAAGTATGTTCGCTTATGAAAAAGGAACACGAATTCCGTTTCTCACAAAGAAGCCTTCAAAGAGAGCCAAGTATCTTATCAACCTTTATAAGGCATAATCATGGACTGGATGGAAGCCGGTATGAAATTATTCTTTGGTGCTATTATCATCCTCATCATATTAATGGTGGGAGAATATGCTTTTGGCACCAATGAATATCTTCAGGGAAAAGTGCGGCAATTGTCGTACGATCCCGAACATACCTCCGTTGGTACCGGAATTGACTCCAAAGGACGAACGACTACGAACACCTATCACGAGAGTGAAAAGTGGATTGTCATTGTCACTCTCGAGGATGGTGATACGATAGCCGCCGAAACAGAAGGAATCATCTGGGGTCAGCTGAAGAATGGAGATGTGGTGAAGGTCCGAAAACGAAATGGGGCAATCTTCGGCTTTGTTCTAGGATACTACATCGATTAATCACACAAGGAAAGAAAATGAAACGCATAGCGCTTCTGCTTCTAGGAGTGTTGCTGTTCACGGGTTGTGCTTCTCAGTTTGATAGAACGTATACCGTCTATCATCTGATGATCACAAACACCAAGACCACGCAAATCATTGAGAAACATGATATCACCACGGGAGACGCATATTTCAAGATTGATGGGGCAACCGCAATCTATAAGACTCCTTATGGTGGAGGTACACTGTCTGAACTAAGGGCTATCTCAAAAAAGGATATGCCTGGATGGACAAAACTGCAGCACGAGGAAATCAGTAGAGTTCCATGGACTCCTCTTGCTTATTATTCCGCAAAATTCAACGGAGGGCAGATGAAGGATCTTCCTGTATTCCTCTCCATCTGGGAATCAGAAAACAGGAAGACAATGGGATTCGTCATGGATGTCCGCGATATAAGTGATGTGTCTTTTATCTTCGTGGCCTATGCCGAATGAAACTTCTTAACCGCCACGTTTTTATAACTCCGAACGGAACCTACCGAGTTTCTGCGTATCAGGGAAAACAGCGCTTCTGGGTAATTTGCCAGAGGCGCCTCTTTCCTTTAATATGGGAAACAACTGTAAAAGAGTTTTTTCATGACCCCGAAACAGGGGACCGCTTTTGGCACAAGTCGTTGGATAAATATCATAGGATTGAAATATGATTGGAGCTTATTTTCTTACCCTGTTGTTCCTCGCATGTGGAGCAGTCGCCCTAGGACTTATTCTTTGGATTCTATGGGGCTTTGTAAAGGGTGTCGCCAAGTTTTTGTACTATCTGGTTAGTTAGTGGAGATTCTGTTTGCACTGTGTATTCTGGTCGTGTATATTAAATGGGCCAGGAAAGTGCTAAAGTATTCAAGAGGAAAAAAATGAAATGGCTCTTAGTTCTGATATTCTGCCTTTCGCTAGAAACAGGGCATGCACAGTTTATGGAGAGGATTAGTCCAATTTCGAAGGAGAGCACAGAACTATCGATCATGCTCATTTCCTACGATCTTCTTCAACTGTCAGATTGTGCTCTAACATATTATGCTCTTCCACGCGGAGCCGTGGAGAGTAATCCGATAATGGCCGGAATTGTAAATAAGCCGGCCCTTGTCATATCTATGAAGATCACTGCGACTCTTGCTACGAACTATTTTATTAAAGAACTCTATATGGTGAGTCCTCTGGCCTCGTATATAGTTATGGCCACGCTCAATATTTTCTATTCATATGTGTTCTTTAATAACGTGCAGGTAGTCGCTAATCTGGAGTAAAAATGAATTTTGAACCATGCACCTGTGGGAGAACAGGCCTAAAACTATTTCTTGATTCTGGTTGGTGGCGTGTTATTTGTGAATGCGGAGAGACTGGACGTAAATCCCGCAGTGATGAACGAGCTTTGAATAACTGGAATACCTGGATTCGAAGGCGTAAAAGGATCCTAAAAATGTACCAAAAAAATTCCAGGAAATCGAAAACGTAGCGCCAATGGTACTACGTTTTTTTACCGTAAGGAATAACTAACATGATGGGGGAATAGCAATGATTTTTAAAAGTCCTGTAGGAACCGTCTCCGTTTATCAAGAAGTGGGGATTGGTAAACCAATGACGATAATTTGTAATGTTTGTCATAAAGAGCTTTCTTATGAACGTGGGAACCTGGGGAAAATAGTTTGTATACACTTAAGAAAGGAAAATCTTAAGCGCTTATCAACTATGATTCTCTGGTGGGTTTACGCAACTAAGGGCGCCTATAACATAGGAAAAATTTTCTAAAAAATAGAGGGGATCCTACGTTGCTGTATCCGAGGTCGCGGTCTCTCTTTAGGTCAAAAGTAGAAAGATGTTAGGATCCCCGGTAACGGTACCCTGGTTGAGGCTCATTTATAAGTATCCGGACGGGTCCCATAAACGACATATTAGGGGGCCCCAAGGTCAATTTTTATGGTATAAGATGGAGTCTCTTTGGG